CCTCAGCCCCAGGTCCAGCCCGGCGGCGCGGCCGCCCCGCTCACGCCTGGTGCCGCGATGGGCGGCGCCGGTCCGATGGCTCCTGGCCAGCGCTTCGCCCGCGGACGCCTCGGCGGCGGCGGCTTCGGGCCTCCCGGCACCTTCGGCGGTGGCTTCACCGGGCGCGCCCCCATGCAGGGTGGCGGCCTCGGCCAGGCCGCTCCGGCTACCTACCCAGCCCCCGAGCAGGCCCCCGCGGCCGCAGGCGGTGACCAGCCGCAGACCGCTCCCTGGTTCACCAAGATGGGCATGCCGCCCGGCGTCGTGTACTAGCCCAGACCTGAGCCCTGCATGTATCACCCCGACCTCATCGCCGAGGACGAAGCCGAAGTCACCACCCGCTTCGCCTCGGTCTTCCAGGGCCCGCTGCCCTGGTACTCCCCCGACGACTCCGCGGGCCTGACCGCCCTGGTCACTAGCGCCTGGGACGAGGAGAAGGGGGCGCTGACCCGCGCGCTCGACTCCGAGGAGCAGCGCTTCGTCTCGGCGACCAAGCTGCGGGTCATCTTCGACTACCCCTACTTCGCCGAGCGCTTCTGCTGGATCGACGAAGAGGGCCACGGCCTGCGCCGCCTCTGTCCGCTCTGGGAATCCCAGCGCCTGGTGCTCGACCAGCTCGCCCGCTACGAGCTGGCCAACGTCCAGTCCGGCAGCCCCGACGGCCTGCTCTTCAACATCCTCAAGGCGCGCCAGCTCGGGGTCTCGACCTTCGCCGAGTCCCTCGTCTTCCACCGCGTCGTCACCCGCCACCACGTTCGCGCCCTGTGCGGCGCCGACGTCGAGGACCAAGCCGGTTACCTCTTTCGCATGGTCGTGCGCCTCTACGACCAGCTGCCCTGGTTCCTGCGCCCCGGCAAGGTCTACTTCACCAAGAACCGCGAACTCAGCCTCACCAACCAGTGCTACCTCAAGACCGCCTGGGGCAAGTCGACCCGCGGCGCCCTGGCCTCGGTCACCGGCCAGGAAGGCAACAAAGGCTCAATCGGCCGCGGCCAGACCTTCAGCGTCGTCCACATCTCCGAACTCCCCACCTGGGAGAACCCCGAGCAGCTCGACACGGCGCTCCTGCCCGCCATCCCCTACGCCCCCGACACCCTGGTCCTCTACGAGGCCACCGCCGAGTACGCCGGGGACTGGTGGCACACGCACTGGCTGGCCAGCGGCGAGGGCGAGGGCCGCTTCCGCAACATCTTCATCCCCTGGTCGGCCGAGCCTTCCAAGTACTCGCTCCCCGCGCCGCTCGACTGGTCGCCCAGCTCCGCCACCCTGGCGCACGCCGTCAAGTGCGAGCGCGACAGCCCCAAGTGGTATGGCGGCAAGACGGTCACCCTCGACCGTAATCAGCTCTACTGGTACGAAACCACCCGGCGCTTCTACGAGAAGAAGGGGCAGCTCTACAAGTTCCTCAAGGAGTATCCGGCCGACGACCACGAGTGCTTCCAGTACTCCGGCCGCTCGGTCTTCACCCTCGAACAGCTCGAACAGATCGACGAGGCAGGCTCGATCCGCAAGCTCAAGGACGTCTGGGTGGTCGAGCCCGCGCTCGACGTCGCCAAGCTGCGCCGCGACACCCTGGCCGCCGACGCGGCCGAGGCCGACACGACTAATGCCGAGACTAGTGGCTCGCCGGACATCCAGCCCAAACGCCCGGTCCCGCCGCTCTCGCCGCACGCGGGCCTGCGTGGCTCCGCCATCGCCCACGAGACCAACCCGGTCCCGCCCGGCTACGGCTTCCGGCGCCTCGACAAGGCGCAGCTCGCCCAGCTCCCCAACCTGCGCCAGTCGGTCCTCTCCATCTGGGAATACCCGCGCCTGCGCGGCCACCGCCGCTACATCATCGCGGTCGACGTCTCTGACGGCCTGGGCCAGGACTACTCGATCGTCGATGTGATCCGCCAGCCGACGATCGAAGAGCCCGCCGAACAGGTCGCCCAGTACTGCACCAACAAGCTCGACCCCAAGGCCCTGGCCTTCATTGTCGACGCCATCGGCCGCTACTACTGCGACGCCGACGGGGTGGAAGCGATGGCCGCGGTCGAGACCAACAACCACGGCTTGGCCACCCAGGACACCCTCCAACTGCACCTGGGCTACGCCCACTTCTACGTCTGGGAATACGCCGACGCCGCCAGCGTCGAGCGGCGCTACTCGACCCGCATCGGCTGGATGACCAGCCCGCGCACGCGCCCGCTCCTCCTCGCCAGCTACTACGGTGCGATCACCACCTTCGACCCGCTCTCCCAGATGCCGGACCTCATCCTCAACTCCCCGATCACCAGGGGGGAATTGCGCCACTTCATCACCCAGTCGACAATCGGCGAAGCCCAGGCCGCCCGCGGGCAGCACGACGACGCGGTGATGGCCTCAGCAATCGGCTACTACGTCGCCTGGCGCATGGCAGGCGGCGAAGTCGAACCGGTGGCCGAGCGTCGCCGCCGCAAGGCCGCGCTCGACCACCTCAATCAGCAGAAGGGCGTGGAGCGGCCTGACTTCCGCAACTCGCCCATGACCGCCGAAGAAGCCGACGAGACGGAGCCCGACTATGGCGAAACCATCCGCGATGATGCCTATGACCTCACTGAGTCCGACACCGGGAGCAGCCTCTACTTCGGGGACGAACGCAACCGGGCGTGAAGACACGCCCACCGGCGGTGCTAGCGCACCACCGAACCCCGCAGGGCCGCGGGAACCGGCCGCGGTCGTCAGCGAGATCCAGCGCCTCGCCTGGTCGCTGGTGCGCCACGCGCCCACCCTCACGCCCGGCCTGCACCTCTCTCGCACTGAGTGCAACCACCTCGAAGCCTACACCGGCGTGGGCAGCACCCGCACCCCCGACGAGTTCACCCGCGCCGTCAGTCGCCTGGCCTCGATCTGCATTGGCGACATCCGCATCCCGTTCACGCCGGGGCAGCTCGCGGAGCTGGCGCACCGCGCCCACAAGCGCGGGCGGTCGGTCGAGGAGGAGATGCGCGCGGTGGTCAGCCGGATCGAAGACGAGCTGTTCTACAAGGGAGGCTAGCGATGCCGACCGAACGCAAGTCTCGCCCCGAGCCGCCCTCTGTGAAGTCGCTCCTGACCGGCCGCGTCACGCCGGAAAAGCGGACCCAGATCAGCGCGTGGCTGGACGGCATCCTCAACCCGAGCCGGATGACGCCGTCGCCGACGCGGCAGACCACGCAGGTCCCGCCCTTCTGGGGGCTCACGCCGCTTGGGAAGAACGCGACCGCCGACCTCGCGCTCGGCCAGATGAACGACCAGTATCCCGAGGCCGCCGCGAAGTCCCCCACCGCGACGGTGCTCCCACTCTGGCCCTGGATACGGGCGCGGCGCTTCGAGGGTGGGCACATGCAGTTCGGGCGTGGAACCGTGCCGAGCGACGCCGATGCCCCCGAGACCTGGTCGCGCAAGTACCAGGAGCTGCTCGACACCTCACGCCACGAGCTGTCGCACGGCATGGGGCTCCCCGACAACTACGACGGGTGGTCCGGCCTCTCGGCGCAGGACGTGAGCGATGTCTCCGCGCGCCTGCACGAGGACATCGCGCTGCCGCCCGACCGCCCGACTCCCCCTCCGCTGAAAGGATCGCGCTGATGGCGCTCCACGACTTCTGGTGTCAGGTCTGCGGGCAAGTCCTCGTGGACGTCAACGTCCCGATCGCCATCGGCGCGACCGCGGGCGCCCCGCTCCACTGCGGCCGACCCACCAACTGGATCCCCTTCACCCGCGCGATGGACATCGGCGCGGTCAAGGGCGCAGGCTTCAAGGGCTTCACCTGCCGCGACGGCCGCGGCAACCTGGTGCAGGTCGACTCGCTCCACACCATGCGCCGGGTCGAGCGCGAGGCCGAGCAGGCCTACCGCAACGGCGAGGGTGAGCCGGTGGTCTTCCGGCGCTGGGCCAACACCGACTCCAACAAGGACGTCCACACCCTCGCCCCGCCGGGATGGACCGGCGGCGCGCAGCCCGACCCCAAGTGGGTGAAGGCGCACGCGGCGGACCTCAAGCGGGACGCGAGTGTGGCGGACACCGAGTACGGGCCAGGCATCAACGACTCGACACCCTCCGCGCTCGATCACCTGAGCAAGGACTAGTGGTGCGATTCAGGCGACTGGCCTTCGAGTGCGAGCCGCAGCTCTCGGATCAGCGAGAGGAAGTCGGCGTTCTGCACGCGCAGCTGCTCGACCTCCAGCAGGAGCTGGACATTGCGCCCGGTCATCGCGGTCAGCGCCTCCTGCTGCTTGGCGATCGTCTGCATGTTCACGCTGACCAGGGTCTCGGCCCCCTTGATCGCCGCCTCCAGGTCCTCGATGCGCGCGTGCAGCTTCGCCGCCTCCTGGCTCACCGCCGGGTCGAGTGCCAACCGCGCCTGCCACACCAGCAGGTCGTTGACCGCCTTGCGCGGGTTGGTGTCGTGCTCGCGGGTGAAGATCCAGTCGGTGATGCAGGCGTCGGAGACCGCGTCCTTCCACCGGCGCAGGTCCGTGATCTCGGCGACGAAGGACTCCAGCAGCTTGTAGGCCGCATACACATCACCACCGTAGATCGTCGCCCCGCCCCAGGTGATGACCGCCTCGGTGATCCGCCCCTCCGCGTCGATCACCCCGTCGAGCGACTCGGCGGCCGGTTTGCCCTTCTCCAGGATCTCCTTCGCGCGGGCCAGGTCTTCGTCGAGCGTCGGGTAATACGTCATCGTCGTCGTCGCCTCCTCTCGGTTAGTCGTGGCTGGTGTCGCGGGCGGACGTCCGCTTGGTGGTGCGACGGCCAGGCCCCGGGCGAGGACGCCCGTAGCGGTCGGTCTTCAACGAGGGCAGCTGTCCCCGTCGACTCTTCCCCGGGTGTGCTCGCAGCGTCACCCCGCACGCACAGCGTTCAGCCTTCATCGCCGATCGAGAGACTAGCATATGCCTGACTTCTCCCCCTCCGGTGTGCTCGACCTCCCGCAGGCGACAGCCGACTCGCTCTCGCGTGGCGACCCGCGGGTGGTCAACTGGCTGCGCGAGTGGGTGCAGGAGGGCGACCTGATCAACCGCCAGGACCCCTCCTACGACCTGATCGGCAAGGCCCAGGACTACATCACCGGCAACCAGCGCAGCCCCGAAACCTGCAAGCTGCCCTACCTCCCGCAGGTCACCATCAACGAGACCCGCAAGGCGATGCAGGCGCACGTCTCGGCGATCACCGACCTCAAGCCGGTCGCGGGCTGGCGCGCCAACCCCGAGTATCAGGTCCAGGCGAACATGCTCAACCAGTATCTCCTGGCTGAGTGGGTCACCACGATGATGGACCTCGACCTGGGCGACTGCGTCAAGTACTCACTCGCGGGCGGCACCGGCGACCTGGTCGTCGACTGGGACCCGCACGCCCCGCAAGGCGGCGCCCACCAGCTCACCGCGCGCGACCCCCGCGACACCCTCCCGCTGCGCCCCTCCTTCGGCCGCTCCAACCAGCTCTGGGAAGGCGTCTGCTTTCGCGAGGAGCACACGGTCAACGTCCTGCGCGGGATGTATCCGACCAAGTCGCACCTCTTCAAGGCGTCGACCGACACGCTGCTCGGTCAGGTCATGGGGCGCTTCCGCACCGGCATGTCGCGCCTGCTCTCGCCCTCCGACCCACTCGACTCCATCGCCTGGCCCGGCACCGCGGGCACCCTCAAGAAAGCTCGCGCCGGGTCGATCGTCGTCTACCGCGCCTACTTCAAGGACCGCACCCGCAACCTCACCGGCAAGCCGATCCCGATGGGCACGCCCGGCACCAACTGGGCCTACATCGCGCAGCCCAACCAACCGCTCTACCCGCGCGGGCGCCTCCTGGTCTCGACCGAAGACACGATCATCTACGACGGCCCGAACACCTACTGGCACGGGATGTTCCCCTTCTGCCGCCTCAAGCTGTGGTCGGTCCCGTGGCAGTTCCTCGGCATCCCGCTGTTCAACGACCTCCTCCCACTCCAGGACGCGATCAACGACACCGTCCAGGACGTCCGCCTGGCGATGCGCCAGTGGACCAACCCCGACATCACCTACAACCGCACCGCGGTCTCCGAAGCCACCATGAAGCTGATGGACCCGCGCCGCCCGGGCAAGCGGGTCAAGGTCATGCCGGGCTTCGGCGACCCCTGGAAAAAAGAAGAGGGCCCCGCGCCACAGATCATCCAGCTCGGGATCGAGATGTGGGAGAAGCTGACCCAGAAGTTCGCCGACCTCTCGGGCACCGCCAACCTCTCCGCCCTCCTGCAGCTGCGCCAGATGCCGAGCGCCGACACGATCCAGAAATACTACGAGGCGCTCACTCCCGAGATCCGCAACGAAGCCCGCCAGGTCGAGCTGTTCCTGCGCGACTTCTCCGAGATGGTCAAGTCGAACTACTTCCAGTTCCTCTCGACCCAGAAGCGCATCCAGGTGCTCGGCACCGGCGGCCAGATGCTCAACGAGTTCGACTGGGACCCCGACCAGTTCGTCCCCTCGCTGCACCCGGGCGAGCCTGGCTACACCCCGGAGCTGGACGCGACCACCACCAGCCGCGACCAGCGCGCCCAGTGGGTCACCAAGCAGTTCACCTTCATTGTCGCGCCCAACAGCGTCCTCGCGCTGGACGCCCAGGAGCGCAAGATGATGCGCGTGCAGCTGGCGCGCATGGGCTACTACGACTTCTGGTCGCTGCACGAGACGCTCGAAACCCCGAACGTCGGCGCGCCGCCCGCGATCCCGCTGCCGCCGATCTCGCCGCCGCCGCCCAACGTCCTGCCGCTGATGTTGCAGCAGGTCCAGCAGACTCCTGGCGCGCTCCAGGCGATGGCGACCGGCATGATGGCGATGCCGCAATACACCGACCCGGCCTCCGGCCGCACCTTCACGATCACCCAGACCGGCCAGGTCATGGAGCTGCGCGTCCCGGTCACCGTCACCGAGCGGCTCCAGGCCCAGTCGATGCTCGGTATCGGCCAGACCGAGAACCCCGCCGGACGCAAAGCCTCCGGCCAGGCGCCGCCGCAGCAGGAAGTCAAGAACGACCAGCCGGGTGGCCGGTCGACGATCACCGAGTCGAAGAAGTGAGGAGACGCATATGCATCTGGTACTGTTGACCTTTGCGCTCGTGCTCTTCATCGTCTCCGCCACGCTCGCCCCGGGTTATGAGCCGTGGCGCTGGCGGGCGCTCTGCCTCGGCCTGGCGGCCTGGATCGCGGCGTCCTATCCCTTCTGAGGCGCGCCATGGCTGACTCCTACCCGCAGCGTGTCCTGCCCGACCCGCGCTTTGCGACCAGCGACCTGCCGCTGCCGCCCGAGGCCTTGCGCCCGCCGCAGCAGTATGGGCAGCCCGCGCTCGCCCGCCTGCGCGTCCCGGGCGACGCCTACGACGACCCGCTCGCGCTGGACGCCCCGCCCGCGCCGCCCTCGGACTGGGACGTCGCCAACGCCGCCCTGGCCGCGCGTGCCGCGGACGTCAACCCCGTGGCTGGTGTCAAGCGCGCCGTCAAGGGCATGGCCGTCCTGGGCCGTGCGCTTCCCCAGGACGACGACTTCCTGCAGCGCGGGGGGTTGCCCTCGCCAGGCCCCCGACCATCCCTGCGCGAGGCCGCAGGGGGCGCCGCCGACATCCTGGGCGGCAGCATGGACGCCGGGGCGGTGTTCCTCCCTGGCGCCATCGCCAAGGCCCCGCTGAAGGTGGGCGCGTCGCTTCTGGCGGGCACCGCGGTCGGCGAAGGGGTCTACGCGGCAGGCGAGAAGCTCGGCGTTCCCCGGGAGTATGTCGACCTGGCGGCGCAGGCGCTCGGCCTGGGGGCAGGCATCGCGACCCATGCGGTCCTTGACTCTCCCCGTGCACGAGCCGACCTGCTCGCCAAAGCGCGGGAGCTGTATCACAGCGACCAGGGCGCGATAAAGCTCCCAGACCTCGGCGGCCCCAAACGCGAGCTGCTCACTGAACCCGGCGAGCTGCGCCCGGGCCAGGGCGCGAAGCCCGTGGGGGCTGGGGCGTCCGAGACGGCAGCCGCAACCCCCCTCAATATCGCGGAGGTCGCCAGCAACCTGTTCCCGAAGCTCGACGCCTACGCCAAACCTGCGGGCCTGCTCAGCAGCAAGACCATCCTCAAACGCCTGGACAGGATGCCGGATATGTCACCCGAGATCAGGGCGAGCCTGGAGCGCGTCGCCGCACAGATCGGCGACCGGCGCGCCATGCCCGAGGAGGTGCAGGCGCTCGCGCGCGGCGAGACCTATACGCCCAGTCGAATCGTCCGCCGTGTCAACGCGCCCGCCGAAGGTGTGAAGCAGCGCGTGGGCGCGCCCTACGGCGTGACCAACGCGCGCCAGGAACGCGGCCTGCGCGAGCGCTACATGCAGACGATGGACCTCGGCAAAGAAGGCCGTGACTGGTACGACGAGGCGGGCAACGCGATCATGTTCTACGCGAACGACGACCCCGTGCGCGCCAATCAGGTGGCGGGAGACCTCGCGATCACCTCCCCGACGGCGGAGGTGAGCGGCAATACCAGCATGGGCGTGAAGGGCTACAACCAGGCCAACGCGGGCGCGCTCGTCCGTGCAGGCCGCTACCCGACCGAGATGGCCAAGCGCATCACCGAGAACCACCTCCCCTTCGACCCCGACGCCGTCGGAGTCACCGGCCCGAAGCGTTACCCCTTCCAGCAGAACCTGGCGCGCGGCGGCGGGTTTCCGCTCCGGTGGGACCCACCGCGGGCCGTCCATGACATCTGGGACGCCGAGGCGCACGGCTACATGAACCCCGACGGCTCGCCAATGCGTAGCGGCTTCGGCCCCGCGCAGCACCGGTGGATGGACGCGCAGCAGGACAAGATCATCGCGACGTCGAACCAGCGCGCTTTGGGTGGGTTCACCAACTGGGACGAGCTGAAGTCGCAGGCCGCGGCCTGGACCGGGGCACAAATTCGGGCGGGCAGACTCGACCCCAAGGACGCCGCCAGGTCCTACGCCAACTACTTCGAGGGCCTCGTGGCGCAGGGCTCGCGCGAGACGATCCCGGGGCGGACCACGGGCCACATGCCACAGCTGCTCGAATCGGGCATGGAGCCGTTCCGCCAGCACCTGCACAACACCATGATGAACGAGGCGGGGATCTACGACGCCAAGGGGCGTGACCAGATCGCCGCAGGCTACGGCGGGCTCGTCGGGCGAGCGTTCGAGGGCCCAGGGCTCTTCCAGGGCGAGATCAGCCCCGGGATGCAGACCAAGGTGCTCACCGGCTCCCAGAGCATGCCGAATGGACCGACCGGCGCGCGGGAGATGGACGAAGGTTCGCGACGCCTGATGAACGCCTCCGAGGCGACCTACGCGCTCGGTATGGGCCAGGACGTGGGTGCCTGGTCCAGACTGTTGCCCGCGGGCAGCGGCGCACCACGCGGCCTGTGGGATGTGGCGCTGCCTGGCGGGACGATCACCAACGCGCAGCTGAAGGGGCTCGCGCTGCGCATCCCGAACATCGGGAAGATGGCGGTGATCTCGACTGACGACGGCGTGCGCCTCGGCAACATGGATAAGGCGACGGCCAGGAAGATCGTCAAGATGCTAGGCGGCACGGTGAAAGAGTCGGGTGCGGGCCTGGACACGGGACAGGGGTCCGGCTACATGGAGAACAACTTCCGGGTAGACCGCGCAGGGCAGCAGTTCCTCGACCCGATTCGCCTCATGGGCACCAACCGGTTCAACGAGTTCGCCCCCGCGATGTTCGACCGTATCCGCCGGGCCGACGCCATGTTCCGGCGCGACACCGGCGGTCGCTTCAGCCTCAGTCAGATGCGCGACGAGCTGCTCGGCACCGTCGCGGGCGAGGGCTTCCAGGGCCTAGAGCGCCTGGCGAAGAAATACGCGATCCCGGTCACCCTTCTGGTGGCGGGTCTGCAGGCCCTGGGGCATCCGGTGCCCCCGGGGGCGCCGCAGCCGCCATCACCGTCGGGTTCGTCGCCAGAGTAGGCCACACGTTGGCGTACCACCACTTGAAGGGGGGCGCCTCCGCCCAGCCCGCGCTCGGGCGCGGCATGGGGAAGAAGGCGGCGTACCAGTGGCTGTGCGCCAGTTGGTAGTCACGCGGCGGAGGGACCCGCGCAGGCTGTGCGGCGCTGAGCGAGCTGTTGTGCTCCACGACCTCGTAGTCGTCGTAGACCGGCGGGTCGTACTTCGGGTCGTCGAGGTCGAGGTCGTCGTCTTCGTCGGTGTTGGTAGACATACATATGCATCCTACCACACCTCACCCGGGTGTGGGACCCCTCGCGCCCCGTCCGGCAGGGGGCTCTTGACAGCCCCCCAGTCTCCCCTGACCCTAACTCTCATGCCGCTCACGCCCTCGGGCAACAAGGTCCTGTCCTCGATGCAGTCGACCTACGGCGCCGACAAGGGCGAGCGGGTCTTCTACGCCTCGATCAACAAGGGCAAGCCCGGCTCGCAGAAGTGGGAAGGGCCTAAGGGGATGGCGACGCCCAAGCCTGCCGCCGTGCCGCGCTCGTTGAGCCGCCGCTGATGGCAAAGGGCGAATCCTTCGACGACATGATCCACCGCGTGCAGACGCGCCGCGTCAGCAACGGCCAGCGCGGCAGCCGCCCAGGAGACACCGCCATGTTCCAGAAAGCGACCGCCCCCGCCGCCTCCATGAGCGCCGACCCCGACCTCGCCTCGGAAGGCTCGGAGCTAGCCGTCTCGCCCGCGGTCAGCCTGGGCGGCGGCAAGAAACCCAGCAAGTCCCCGACCAAGCGTCCGAACCCCTTCGCGGGGGGCAAGGGCTTCCAGAAGGGCGGCAAGGGCAGCTTCAGCCGCGGCGGGCGCTACTGATGGCCGAGGACCAGAAGACCGCGGCGAACAAGAAAGACTTCGCCGACGAGCGGACCTACTCGGACTACGGCGGTCAGAATCAGTCCGCCCGCGACATCCTCGGCCCGAACACCTTCCGGCGGCGCGACCGCATCGGCGGCCCCCTCGGCCGTGACACCAGCGAAGGCGCCCGCGCCTCGATGCAGCTCGAAGGCGGGGCGACCCCCTCCGACCTGGTGCGCACCGTCGTCGGCTCGCGCGACCGCGACATCGAACTCCCGAGCGAGGTGGCCAAGCCGCCCACGCGCAAACCGATCACCGCGCCCCGTTCCCTGTCAGGAGGCCGACGCTAATGGGCTCCCCCAACTTCGCAGGCTTCCCGGGCCTCGGCCCGACCCCCGGCAGCTCCGCCCTCGACGGCCCGCCGCCCTCGCCGACCGGGATGTCGAACGGCCCGAGCGGCGGCGGTGGCGGCCCCTTCTCGATGCGCGGCCTGGCAGGCTCGATCCCCTCTTCAGGCATGCCACCCGAGGTCCTCACTGGCCTCACCCAGGCGATGTCCGGCGTCAGTGACGTCCTCGACTCTGCCGCGCAGATCACGCCCGACCAGTCCGCACAGCTCTCGCTCATCAAAGACATGATTCAGCAATACCTCGCCAGCGTGATGCAATCGGGCGGTGGCGCCGTCTCGCCGACCGCGGCCGGTTCGGCCCCGCCCATGGGCGGCATGGACCGTGGCATCAGTGGCGCGGGTTCAGTCTAGGAGCAGCCAATGATCACCAAGCCTGACCACGACAAACCAGGGCATGACCGCCCCGATCACGATAAACCTGACCACGACAAACCAGGCCACGACGCCCCCGACCCCCGGCGCGTCCGCCTGCGTGGCACGCTCAGCGACGCCGAGCCCGGCTCGCGCGCCTCGCGCGATGTCGAGGCCCCCGTGCCGCCCACCCTGACCCAGCTCCTCCCGCTCAGCGCGTGTGTCGGCGACCCGTCCTTCATGCTGCGGGCGATCGGGACCGGCTTCGACAACCTCTCGGTCATCGTCGTCGCGGGGCAGGACGAGGAGACGGTCTTCGTCTCCGACACCGAGCTGACCACCGGCTGGAACATGCCGCTGTGGGTCGGCCCCGACCCGGCCATCCCGGTCCTGGTCCGCTCCGCCGCGGGTCTCGACAGCAACGTCGTCACGTTCGCCCTGGCGCCCGCGCGCGAGGTGCCGCTGCCCGAGGCGCACGCCTCGATCCCCTCGCCGGTGATCCAGCAGATCTAACCGCTCCGCTCCCGCTCGGGTCTTGACCACCCGCTCGCCGACGACGACGACACCCACTCCACCGACCACTCCACCGACCACACCGCCGTTCACCTGGTAGCTCGCACCGAGAGGTGCTCCGGCTGGCCTTGCTCGCCTCCTGCGAAGGGCCGTCGCTGCACTCGCCTCGCGCGCGAAGGAGTGATCAGCAATGGGTGCATTCGAGTCTGGGCAATCGTTCATGGCTGGCGTGCTCGCCAAGCTCCCCGAGGGAGTGCGGGCACAGGCGCAAGCGGCATTCGAGTCGGCGGAGGCGAAGGACGCCGTCACCATGATTGGTGACTCCACGCTCGCCCGCAGCGACTACAGCCGCCATATGGACACACTGCGGGAGAAGGAGCAGGCGCTCAACGACTACTACACGCGCCTCAACGGGTGGTATGCCGAGAACCAGGACGCGCTCGCGACCGCGCGAGGCGGCGCCCCTGACCCCACCGCGCACCCGGCCAACCCCAACCCCCAGCCGCAGCCCAACTCCACCCTCGACCCCGCGGCCATCCGCCGCATCGCCGAAGAAGCCGTGAACGACGCGGGCCGCGACTATATCGCGGTCTCTGCTTTCATCGCGACGCAAGGCGACTGGCACCGGCATGTCTTCAACGAGCCGCTCGACATGACCGAGCTGGTGCAGAACCCGAAACTCGGGCGCCCGATCATCGGGCAACCGGGCCGGGTCTACTCGCTCCAAGACGCTTACCAGGAGAAGTACGGCGACCGGCTCGTCGCGCGCCAGAAGGAAGCCGAAGACAAGCGCATCAACGACGAGGTCGAAAAGCGGGTGCTCGATCGCACGCGCGCCTCGGCATCGCAGCCCTTCCCGCTGCGCTCCGAGTCCTCGCCGCTCGACGTGCTCTCGACCAAAGACGGCCCCGCGCAACACACGCTCGACTCTGCGGTCGCGGAGTACGAGCGGCTGGTGGCCGCCAAACAAACCTAGACCACCCGCGAGCGCGCTCCCGCGCCCTCGCAGCCGCAGGAGGCACTCGTGGCGATTCAACTCGACGAAGTCAACACCACCGTAACGAAAGAGATCGAGCCTGGCGTCGTGGACGGCTACTTCAAGGCCGGTCCCTTCATCGCGATGGCCAAGGCCCGCTTCTCCCGCAAGTGGATCGGGCCCCAGATTCAAGAAAACTTCATGTACAAACCCATGAAGGGCGGCGCCTACAAGAAAGGCACCAGCTTCGACACCATCCGCCGTCAGACCCGCACCGGTCTGCTCTTCGGCCCGCGCTACTACCAGGTGGGCGTGACCGAGTTCCTCGAAGACCTCGAAGTCGAACTCGCCGGGCCGCGCGCGGCCTTCAGTGTCATCCGCACCGACATGGCGCAAGCCTCCCTGACTATGTCGGCGATCCTCGAAATAGCCGCCTTCCACCACGGCCAGGCGCTCGCCGGTGACGACCGCTCGGCGGAGATCAACGGTCTGGAAGAGGCGCTCTGCAAGACCGGCGACACCTCGTGGACGGGGCAATCCTTCCCCTCCTACGGCGGTCAGACGCGCGCCGACGTCTCGCCCGCGCTCGACCCGCCGACCGGCCTGATCGCCTCGGACCTCGCCGGTGCGCCGATCTCCTACCGCGTCCTGCGTCACTCCTACTTCTCGTGCATCCTCGGCAACGAGGCGCCCGGCATCGGCATCACCACCAACCGCTGCATGGGGTTCATCGCCGAGAACTTCCTGCCGCACCAGATCATCGACACCACCCAGCCCGAGATCAACTGGCCGGGCATGAAGTTCGACAAGGCGACGATCACGATGTCGCAGTACTGCCCCGGCGCCGACGGCGTCAACGACGACGACCTGGGCAACTACTTCGCGCCCAACGAGACTTTCTGGTGGCTGAACTTCGGGCCCCAGGGCGACGACGCCTACATCCGCCTCTACATCGCACAGTCGCGCAAGTTCGCCTTCGGCTTCACCGGCTTCAAGGGCGCGCGGCAGGACAACCAGGTCGCGGGCCAGATCCTCTTCGCGGGCAACCTCACCGTGAAAGCGCTGCGCCTGTCGCGCGTGCTCAAGGGGATCGGCAGCTAGTCCGCGCGTTCACCTGGACCCAGCATCCACTTGCATATGCCTTAGGAGATTGTCATGCCCAGCACCTTCGAGCAGAACGCCGTCTACCTCCAATCGGGTGACCCGACCAAAGAGGACAGCCCGACCCTGATGGAGCCCGGCACGCTTGGCGCCCGCTTCACCGTGCAGCACCCGACCGGCCGTGGCACCCCCGCGACGCCGCCGCGCGCCAAGCGCTTCCAGCTGGTGCGCATCGACCCGACCACCGTCGCCGCGCCCAAGTCTGGGCAACCCGTCTACTGGACCGACCGCGCCAACTACCTGGTCGGGACCGCGGGCGGCACCACCCTCAACCAGGTCGCGGGCGTGACTGGCAGCGTCGCCCCCACCAAGGGCAACTACACCTGCATCCAGTTCGCCGGGCCGTGCCCGGTGCGGGCCTCTGACGCCAACGTCGCGGCCGCGGTCGTGGGCGACTCGATCCTCGGCGGCGCGACCGACCTGGGCGTGCTCCTGGCCGCGGGCACGGCCCCGACCACGCAGCCGATCGGCACCGTCGCTGGACCGGTGAAGGTGACCGACGTCACTGGCGGCACCGGCAACCAGAAGGTCCTGGTCGACCTCAACCTGCCCGAGGTGGTCTAGCCCTGGGCTCAGGAGGAGGATGACATGACTGGAACGCTCGACAAGACGAACCTGCAATACCACGACAGCTCGCAAGCGCGCATCCGCAAGATCGGCGGCTACGTCGGCCCCGCCAGCTACGTCAGTGGCGGCGACCCGATCGCGGGCCAAGACCTCGGGATGGCGCGCATCGAGCTGATGCTGTTCACCCCGGCGACCAACGGCACCCTGTTCGCCTATCCGGTGTGGGTGCCCGCGGGCGCCAACGGCGCGGTCAAGTGGCTGGTCGGCACGACCGGCGTCGAAGTCGCGGGCGGGGTGAACCTCTCGGCCTACACCGCGCGCTTCGAGGCGATCGGCAAGTAAGCAGACGCAGCAGCAGAAGCAGGAGCAGCTCTATGGCCCTGGACCGCACCTGGTACAACTCCCTCGTCAACGACGACGGCTCGGGCAAGACCGGCACCATCTGGCGCAAAGAAGATGTCGGCGCGCTGATGAACACAGTCGACCAGGAGATCGCGCGCCTCGACGACAACATCAACATCAACGTGGTGCAGTACCTGGATGGCGTCTCGGGTGTCGTCAATGACCTGGAGCTGCTCCCCTACACCCGGCTGCTGATCATCCGCAACACCGCACCGCTCACGCTCACGGGGATGAAGGCGGGCAACCCTGGGCAATCGGTGATTATCATGTCCCGCGGGCCCGCCCCGATCTACCTGCCCTATATCGACGGGCGCAGTCTGCCGGGCAATCAGCTGGTCAACACCGTGGCGTCCGGCGTGACGCCGCTCGCGCCCTTCTGGGGCCGGGCGGAGTACGTCTACGAGGCCTCGCCGGGCAGCATGTACTGGGAGGCGCTGAACCACATCCAGGGGCAGTCGTTGCAGAACCCCTACAGTCCCGCGCTCTTCACCGCCAACAATGGGGCGACCTGGACCGTCACCCAGGCTGGGGCGGCCGACCTGTCGTACAACGTGATCGGCAAGACCCTCGCGCTGAATATCTGGATCAACCTCACGGCCGCCTTGGAAAGCGTCCTCTCGGGTCCGACGGCGCCGACCATTCTCTCCATCAAGCTGCCCAACGGCTATACGTTAGCCAGAGGCCAACGGTCGCCGTCGGTCTCGTATTTCGACACCAGTGGGCAGGGGATCGCGATTGCTGCCGCAGCTCCCAATTCCCCGGATCTCGTCCTGGCCAGGGATCTCACGGGGACCACGCCGTGGCCGCTGGGGGGCGTGGCCATCCTGCTGGCGATCTTCCTTGAGATCCAATAGGGCTGTGGCACCCGCATCATGAGCGAGGACTTCGGCTACTGCTGGCGCACGGTCAGGCTCTACTGCCCGGCGGCGCCGACCTTCCTCGCCCGCGAGTGGGTCAACGCCGCCTGGAAGCAGCTCCTCGCCGCGCGCCGCTGGGGCTTCATGCGGGCGCAGGTCTCTCTCTACCCCACGCCCCTCCTCCCGATCCCCGCCCGCCTGAACCTGATGCGGCTCAACGCCTCGCGCCTCGGCTACGCCGATGCCGGGACCTCGCGCACCACCCTCACAGCGCGGCTCAACGTGATGCGGCTCAATACCTCGCCGCTCGCCTACGCCGGTGTCGGCCTCACCACCGCGCGCGACCCGGAGCTGGGGCGCTACGTCACACTGCCCGCCGACTTCGCCAGCTTCGTCGCGGTCGCCGACCCCGCGCGCCAGCTGCGTCTCTGTTTCCGCTACGACCTCCAGGAGTTGCTGCGCGCCGACCCCTCGCTCGACCGCACCGGGCCGCCGCTCGCGCTCTGTGCGACCACACCGGACCCTGTGACCGGCCTGCCGCGCTACCGCCTGGTCCCCGGCGGCGTCCCGACCACCCTCTGGGCGGTCTACAACCGCCAGGGGGCGCGCCTCTCTGACGGCCAGCTGTTTACCGGCGTGCTCGCCGACGGGGCCGAAGTCCTGGTCGCGGGCGCGCTCGCCCAAGCCGCCCTCTGGCCCGGCACCGGCGAGAAGTCCAACCCCTACTTCAACGCGGGCCTGGCGCAGGCCAAGGCGCTGGAGTTCCGCACCGGGATCCAGATGCTCTCGCTGCGCGACGACGAGCAATACCGTGACGACCTCTGGGACAGCTGGGAGGAGGCCGACTGCGGCTGCCTCTCCAGCTCCGGCGGCGACGATCGCAAGACCGACTACTCGATCTACGCGGGCTACTGACCGCTGCCACCAGCCTCAGCCCCGCAGGAGACAGACACCATGGCCGACCTCAAGACCTTCTGGGACAACCCAGGGATGCCGCAATCGACCGACCTGGGCGGCGACTCGATCGTCAGCTCGGGCTCCGACCCGAACGTCGACGACAGCGGCAGCTCGCCGATTCAGCCCTTCTGGCCCGCGCCGCCGGTCCCCTCCCTGACCTCGGGCGAGGAGTCCAGCAACTCGGTCTCCGGCCTCCCCTCGCTGCCGAACCGCTACGAGCCCGCGGGCCAGCCGCCCGGGCCACCGGACCTGACCGACCGCCGTCCCGGCACGATCGACGAGCAATAGGAGCCACCCATGGTCGTCACCCTGCAACTGGTCCTCAGCGCCTCCGCGCAGCGCGTCAGCGACGCCTACGGCGGGCCGCCCGGCGTGGTCGACCAGGCGAAGAACATCCCGTATCGCCAGCTGCTCCTCTCCACCTCTGGCGCGGCGGCCGCGATCGGGGGCAGCGCTGGCGTCACCGCGGCCACGGGCCTGCCGATCGCCCTGACCGCGGCGCCGCTCTCGCTGGGCCCCTTCTCGACCGGCCCGCTCAAGCTCTCGGACCTCTACGCGATCGGGGCAGGCGCGACCCTCACCATCCTCGGCGTGCCGTTCTAAGGAGACCTGACCGATGGGTACCGCACAAGCCTCGGATTACCTCGAAAACAAGCTGGTCGACCACCTCTTCCGCTCGGCCACCTTCGCGAAACCGATCGGGAACTGGGTGGCACTCTTCACCGCCGCGCCCAGCGATGCCGGGGGTGGGACCGAGGTGGCCGGAGGCAGCTACGCCCGGGTCAACCTCGCCCCGCTCGATACCAACTGGATGGGCACACACGGCACGACCTCCGGCGCCTCCTCGGGGACCGGCGGGCTCACATCCAACGCCGTGGCGATCACCTTCGCCGCCCCCTCCGCGAACTGGGGCGTGGTGACGCACTTCGGCATCTTCGACGCCGCCTCCGCGGGCAACCTCCTGATCTGGGACGCGCTCACGACGCCCAAGACGATCAACAGCGGCGACGCGGCCCCCAGCTTCGCGCCCGGGGCGCTGCAGATCACGGTCCAATGACGTAGCCCATGGCCTTCGATGCGCATGTCAACTTCGCCTACGCGACGGTCGCCACCGCCCCCTCGCCCGCCAGCTCCGGCACCTCGCTGACGCTCTCGGCGGGTGCAGGCGCAGGCTTCCCCGCCGTCCCCTTCAACGCCACCGTCTGGCCCACGGGCGTGATCGCGCTCGCGACCAACGCGGAGATCATCCGCGTCACCGCCCGCGCTGGGGACGTCCTCACCATCGCCCGCGCCGCTGAACCGCCCAGCCCCGCCCGCGCGATCGTCGTCGGTGACCAGGTCGCCGCGACCATCACCGCCAAGACCCTGACTGACGCGGAGGGGCCGGTCGCCGACACGCGCCTCTCCGCCAACGTGGCGCTCCTCAACGCGGCGAACGTCTTCACCCAGAATCAGCTGGTGAGCGCGGCCCGCGCCGAGCTGCAGGTCCTGTCGACCGGGGACACGACCAAGGGCCGCGTCATGGCGCCCAACCCCACCGCCAACCTAGTGCTCAGCCAGAACATCTCCTTCAACGGGCAGTGGATGCGGGATGACATCACCAAGCTCGGGGTGGTGATCACCCTGTCGAATGGAGAGATCAGCTTTTTCACGGTGGCAACAGGCGCGAACCCGGCGACGCCGGTTCTGGTGTTCAAGATCGCCGCCACCGGTGACGTCTCCTTCCCCGGGTCGCTCACCACCGGCACCGTCCCCGACGCGCGCCTGTCGGCGAACATCCCCCGGCTGGACGCGACGACGAATGTCTTTCTCGGGTGGCAAGAGGTGCGGTCGGTGGGTGGGACGCAGGGCCGGTTCATGTGGCGGGACACCACCATGCCCGCGAACCAGCAGCTCTGGGAGATGGCGCTCTCTGGCGGGCTCATGTACGTCCTCCCGCTCACCGACAGTGGGGTCACCACAGGGGCGCCTGGCCCGCTCGTACTGAGCCCGACGGGGGATGTCCTGGTGGGGCGCGACCTCACGGAGAAGGGCCGCACCACGCCGCTCGGCCACTGGACGTCGGCCGCGCTCGGGAGCTATCTCACAGGCTTCACCGGTTCTTATTCATACAGCTACATCGGCAAGACGATGCTACTGACGGTCTTCGGCTCGGCCACGCTTGGGGCGTCGGTCGCCTCCCTGACGCTCTTGTTCCCGAGTGGCGTCACGGCGGCCTTCGCCTGTATACCGGTCATCGCGGGGGCCGTCGGCAGTGGGTGGAGCGGTGGTGTGGCGTATGTGGCCGGACCCGGGGCCACCTCTTGTGATCTCTACCTCGTGCAAAACGCGCCCTGGCCTGCGGGCGCCGTGCAAGTGGCCTTGTCGATCTCCATTCCCATTCAGTGAGGGCAGCAATGGCTGATACGTCCGTCCACCAGCTGGCGGGGCTCGACACGCCCACGCCGTAGCAGGTCGTCATGTTCGGTGCCTTCCCCTTCGGGGCGCCTTACTTCGCGCAAGGCACCGGGCAGCGCACCGCCGCCGCGCTCGCCGCCAGCGCCGGGCTCTCGGTCTCCTCCACCGGCGCGCTGACCAAGCCCGCCGCCCAGCTCACCTCCACGGCCACCTTCTCGTTCAGCGTCTCGGCGGGCTTCGTCGCCGGTCCCCCGCAGTTCCTCGCCCAGGCGACCATCGCCTTCGCGACCACGGCCGCCCTCACCAAGCCCGCCGCGTCGTTCGCCGCCTCGGCGTCCTTGCGCGTCTCGACCACCGCGGGTCCACCGACCGGCGTCGCCGCCGCCCTGGCCTCCGCCGCGACCGTCTCCATCACGACCGCCGGTGCCGTCCTCACGGGCAACGCCGCCCAGCTCGCCGGGCACGCCACGCTCTCATTCACCGTCTCCGCCAGCGCCCTCAGTGGCGCCGGGGCTGCCCTGACCGCCTCGGCGACCCTGCACGTCCTGGTCACGCCTCCGCCGCTCACCAGCCTCGGCGCTGCGGCCGCGCTCGTCGCGCACGCGACCTTGGCGGTGACCACCACCGGGGCGAGGCTGACCGGCATTCGTGCCGCGCTCGCCGCCCACCCGACGCTGCGGGTGACCAGCCGGGGGACGTTGTCCGACCTGGTCGCCGCCGCCACCGTCCTGATCAACACCAGCGGAACCCTGACCCGCCCGGCCAACGCGGACGAGAAAGCGTGCGGCGCGCCCTTCCCGATCGACCCTGCGGTGGGCGCCCCGCCCTGCACCGGGCCCTTCCCGATCGACCCCGACCGTCCGGTGCCGATCCCCGCGGCCTTCGAGGCGCAGCCGACCCTGGCCGTCACTACCCGGCGGGCCGCCCTGGCTGGCGTCGCCGCGGTGCTCTCCGCCACCTCCTCCTGGCGCCTCAGCACGCACGCCACCGCGACCAGCCTCGCCAACCCGATCGCGGCCACCGCGACCCTGCGCGTCCTGGTCACCGCCCTGCCGCCCGCGGGCATCGCCGCTCGCCTGACCAGCGTCGCCACGAGCTTCCGCCTCACGGCCTCGGTGACGCTCAGCGGCGGCAGCCCGGTGCTCTCGGCCTCAGCGTCCTTGCGCGTCTTGGTGACCGCCCTGCCGCCCACCGGCGTCGCCGCCGCGCTCGCCACCAGCACCAGCTTCGCGGTCAAGTCCTACGGCACCCTCGCCAACACCAGCATCGCGCTCGCCACCACCGCGCGCCTCTGCCTCGCCAGCCCCGGCGCCCTCCTCGAACTGGCCCGCTACGTCGCGACCACGGGCCTCGACACCAACCCAGGCACCTGGGCCCTGCCCTACCGGACCATCACCAAGGGCGTCTCGGTCCTGCTGCCGGGGAACCTCCTCTCTATCCGCGGCGGCACCTACGACGAGGGTCTCGACTCCTGCCCGAGCGGCACGAGCTGGAGCAACCCGGTCCGCATCGCCGCCTACCAGAACGAAGTGGTCTGGATGAAGCCCACCACGCCGCTCTCCGGCAATCCCGGAGCGTGCGTCCGCTTCAACACTGGGGCAGAGCACCACATCGAGTTCGACGGCATCCACATGGACGGCTCGACCGCGGGCGTCTACGACACAGTCGCCTTCATCGCCTCCCCCTCCGGCGAGCCGCATCACGTCCGCATCAAGAACGCCACGATCATCGCGATGCGGACCGACAACTCGGCCTTCAGTGACTTCGCGGCGCACGGCATCGAGTATCACGGCGGCTTGCCGACGCTCATCGGCGGGTTCGAGTTCATCAACCTGCGCATCACCGGCGGGGGCCGTCCCTTTAACGGCGACTTCTCCCACAACGGTTACGCCATCTACCTCGCGGGCCCGAACTGCCTGGTGGACGGCTGCGACCTCAGCGACAACAAGGGCGCCGGGGTCCACATCTTCAACGACGACGGCCAGTCGCCGGACAACAACATCGTCCGCAACTGCACCATCCACGACCAGTCCCGCAACTCGAACATCGGGCAGCTCTGGGGCATCCTCAACGTGGGGAGCAACAACCGGATCTACAACAATCTGGTCTACAACATCTTCGGCCCCGGGACCGACCCCGGGGGGCAGGGCCTGGCCATCGCCTCCTCGAACAACGAGGTCCAGGACAACACGGTCTACGCCTGCACGCAGTACGGCATCCTGGTCGGCGCGGGCAGCCTGCGGCGGCGCGCTCCGCTGCCCCCGCTCCCCACGCCGCAGGCGGTCGGCACGCTCGTCCGCAACAACATCGCCTACAACAACGGCAACGACTACGCGAACCTGGGCACCACCACCGTCCACACCAACAACCTCGACGACGGGACCAACCCGCTCTTCACCAACGAGGCCACCCATGACTTCACCGTCAAGCCTGGCAGCCCCGCCATCCTCGCCGGGGTCGGCGTCGCCTACATCAATACCGACCTCACCGGCAGACCGCGGCCGACCGCAGGGCCCTGTACCATCGGCGCCTACGAGTTCGTCGCCACGCGGGAAGGCCGCGGGTGATTGGTGCCTGGCCAGCGGCGTCCCGTTCCCGATCGACCCTGACTAGCGGCAGCGGCAGGGGGACTTGCCCCCTTCCCCGCCGCGCCGGACACTGAGCCGAGGCCCGATGCCCTACACCACCACCTCCCTCGCGGACCTCCAGACGCTGATGGTTCAGCGCTGGGACCAGACCGTCTTCTGGACGGGGGAGGAGGCGCGCCTCGCGCTCAACGAGACCCTGCGCGAGTGGAACCTCCTCACCGGCCGCTGGCGCACGCGCGTGCCGGTCAGCGCCTTCGCATTCAACCCCGAGGTGCAGCTGCCTGGCTCGATGACCTACGGGATGCGCGTGACGACCAGCCTCGGCCTGCCGCTCACGCCCACCTCGCTCAGTGAGCTGGACCTGGGCCGTCCCAGCTGGCGGCAGGAGCACACCGCCAGCGGCGGCAGCGTACCGACGCGCCCGCTGCTGTTCGCGCCGGTCTCGCTGACCCGGCTCGCGGTCTGGCCCGCCGCCTCGCTCACCGCCTCGCTGGTCTGCGACGGGGTGCTCGCCACGCCCGTGCTCATCTTCGGCTCGGACGTGGTCGACCTGGGCGAGGAGATCATCGACGTCGTCGTCGACATGGCGCTGCACGTCGCCGCGTTCAAGGAGGCGGCGCATCGCTGGCGCGCGACCCGTCCCTACTTCGACGTCTTCCTCGCGGCCGCGGCCGAGGAGAACTCGCTGCTCAAAACCCACCAGCGCTATCGCCGCTTCGCGGGTCTCGACCGCCGCCGTGACTACCAGCCCGCGACCGGCGACCCGTCGCAGATGCAGGGCGTGTCGCTGCAGTTCGCCTCCCACGCGCGTTCGGTCTCCGGCACACCAGGCACCGATGGGTCGAGCGATGGGTAGGCAGGGTGGGACGCAGTGGCCGGACCTGGCGCCGTGGCTCGGCCTGGTGGCCCTGCTGCTCCTCTCGGCATATTGCGCAGGCCACTAACCTATGCTTGACCGCGACCTCCTCACCGAGCTGCAGCTGGCGCTGATCGAACCACCCGACGGCGGCGATACCTGGCCGTCGCTGATCTGGACGCGGGACGAGGTGCTCGATGCGCTCAACGCCGGTGTGCGCGCCCTGGCGCGCGATACCCATCTCGATGTCGCGCGCATCGAGCTGCCCGTGGCCGCGGGGACGTTGAGCCTCGCCCTCCCCAGCGACTGGCTTGCCACCGCGGCCCTGGTCTGGCGGGACACCCTCACCCAGGTGCGCACGCCTCTGGGCCCCGTCGACAGCTTCGAGGGCGACCTCGCGGCGCCAGGCTGGGAGACGACCCGCGGCCTGCCGCTCGGCTACGCAGACCTCGACCAGGCCACCCTGACGCTGCGCCTGGTCCCGACGCCCGCGGGGGCTGGCATCGTTGAACTGCTCTACATCCGGGTGCCCCCGCTCGTGACTGCCCTCGCCCCCGGCGCCGCGCTCCCGCTCGCCGACGAGTTCACCTCCGGCGTGAAGTACTCCGCGCTCGGCACCCTGCTGCGTAAGGTCGGCCGCCTGGTCGACCCCGAGCGCGCCGACTACTGCGAGCGCCGCTACAAGCTGACCGAGATCGCCGCGACGCTCATCCTCGGGGGCTGGGGCTGACATGCATATGCTAGGAGTCTGGTGTGGCTGAGCAGATCTCCCGTCGCGCCAACAACGTCACCTCCGCCGCCTTCGACACGCCGTTCGAGACGCACACGGTGCGCTTCGGCGTGGGCGGGCTGAACCTCAAGGACAGCCTCGACGTGATGGAAGGTTGGGCGCGCCTGACCAACGTCTGGCACGAGAACGAGGCGGAGGCGACCACGCGCCCGGGGCAGGAAGTGCTCGCGACGCATCAAGGCGCAGGTGGCGCGCACAGCGTTCGCGTCCTCAACGACCCGCGTCTCGGTAACGCCACCCGCTTCTGGGGCGTGGGCGGCGGCCTGGAGCGCGGCTACCAGGGCGCGACCACCCTCATCGACGGCGGCTACTCCGGCGACCCGCTCACCCTCCTGCCGCATCGCACCACCCTCACGCCCGACCCGTGGATGTATGTCGCCGACAAGAACAAGGTCCGCAAGGTCCGCGGCTACGACGGGCTCGTCCTCCCCGTGGGGCTGCGCAAGCCGCGCACGCCGACTACCGCGCTCGACAAAGAGTACTCCTCGGCGCTCGTGCTCACGCTCGACAGCACCGACGCCGCCGCCGCGAATTGGACGCCCGCACCCGGGCGCGACGAGGAGGGCAACCTGGTCGGCACGCCCGATGCCGCGGTCGACGACACAACCGACAGCGGGTCGCCCGCGGTCTACCTCACGCCGAACCCCGGCGACACCAGCGGCACCACCGGCGCCTACGACAGCTGGTGGGGCATCGCTCTCCCGCGCAACCTCGACGTCCTGAACGAAGTGACCGGCCCCGGCACGCGCACCGCCTCCGACGAGGACATCTTCCACCTGGAGATGAAGATGGCGCAGCCGGACCAGATCGCTGAGATTCGGCTCTACATCGTCGTGAGCGAGGAGTTCGACGCGCTGCAGCTGCCCGGTGTGGCGCCCGCGGCGCCCGCGGGTGGCGGGGACGCACCCCCCTACAAGAACACTGACGCCTATGTCAAGGCGTTTCGCCCTAACGACTATCTGCAGTTCGTGGCCGCGCACCAGTCGCAGATCGAGGCGGCGGAGCAGGCGCGCATCTTCGCGCTGCGCGACAAGGACGCGCAGACTCGCGCCTACAACGACCAGCGCAAAAGCTGGGAGGACCGCCGTGCCGAGTCCGACCCGGGGCGTGCGCCTGGGTTCCAGCTCGGGCTCGGCAGCCACCAGTGGTTCTCCTACGGGTTGCTCGGCTCCCCGCTCCGGCGCGGCGACTTCCAGCGCATCGGCTCGACCGAGGGCCGCAACTGGGCGACCATCACCGGGGTCATCATCTACATGCGCACCAACATCAAGGGCGTGACCGCCATTGCGTTTGGCGACGCTTTCCTGACCGGCGGCGCTGGCCCTGACACCACCGAGCCGGGCGTGCAGGCATACGACTACCGCTGCACGCATTACGATACGCGCACCGGCGCCGAGTCTAACGGCAGCGACGTGCAGGGTGAGGTGCGCACCGACCCGCAATCGGTCACCTTCGAGCTGGCCCCGATCGACCCGGTGCGCCGCCAGGTCGTCGTCCGCCCGACGGCGTTCGGCGACGGCGCCATGCGCCAGAAGGTCTACCGGCGCGGCGGCACGCTCATCGACGACTGGTACCTCGTCGGGATGAACGACGGCGACGGGGCGGACTTCCCCGACAACCTCTCCGACACCGCGATCGCGCTGGCCGGAACCCTCCCGACCGACCACTACGAGCTGGTGCCCACGGTCGACTCCGACGGCAAGACCATCCTGGCGCAGCCGCTGGCGGCGATCTTCGGGCCGCTCGAAGGGATGCTCTTCGGCTGCGGCGACCACCTGCGCCCCGGCTTCCTCTACTTCTCGGTCCCCGACGAGCCCGACCACTGGTCGGCGTTCGGCAACGTCGAGGTCTGCGCGCCTAGCGAGGAGCTGATGCACGGCGGGCTGCTCGGGTCGCAGGGCTTCGTGTTCTCGCGCCAGCGGCTCTACTTCATCTACCCGAACCTGGGTGGGGCGCAGGGCGTCACCACCGCCCCTGGCCTCTGCACGCGCGGGCTGATCTCGCGCTGGGCGTTTTGCGTCGGCCCGGGCGGCTACATCTACTTCGTCGCCGAGGACGGGGTCTTCGCCACCAACGGCGGGCCGGAAGAGTGGCTCTCAGAGGCGATCAACCCCCTGTTCTATGGGAACAGCATCAACGGCTACCTGGGGATCGACCGCGACCCTGGCGTCCCGGCGGACGCCTTGCGTCTCACCGTCTGGGAGAACGCGCTCTACTTCCAGTATCAGGATGCGGGGGGCAACCGCCAGGTGCTGGTCTACTCCCTGCTCCAGAAGTTCTGGCGGCACTACAACTTCAAATACCCCAATGCGACCGTGCAGGGCCTGGACGAGCGCATCCTGGTCGTCGGCGGCTACCAGACCGGCGCCAGCTACCTGCACAAGGGTGCCGACGATGCGGGCACCCTGATCCCCTGTGTCATCCAGAGCGGGTCGTTCTCGGCCGGGCGGCGGGAGGAGAAACTCTTCGGCGATGCGTTCCTCGACGTCGACCCGCGCGTGAACCTGGCGGTGAACTTCTACCTCAACGAAGACACCTACGCCAACAACCAGATCCCGATCGTCGCCAGCGTCACGGGGCGCCAGCGCTTCCTGCTGCACGCCTTCGGCGACTCGCCGCAGAAGGCGCACTCGGTCTCGTGTCAAGTCAGCTGGTCGTCGCTCTCTCCCCCGACGCTCTATCAGCTCGGCTACTCGATCACGCCGCAGCCAGACCTGACCAACGCGCGCGTCACCAACTGGGACGACCTCAACTCGCCCGACGAGGTCTGGCTGAGCGGCCTCACGCTCGACTGCGACACGGGTGGCGCGGACAAGCAGATCTTCATCGAGCGCGACTTCGCCGGGCTGCGCACCACCGTCGCAACCTTCACCGTCAACTCGGCCAACCGGCACAAGTTCAAGTTCTCCTGGCCCGCGGTGCCCTCGCACATGGTGCGCATCCGCCCCGACCCGGTGGGCTGCGCGCCTTGGGTCCTCTACCGGGCCGACTGGATCAACCTCGCTGAGCCGCCGCGGATCAGTAAGTGGGACATCCACTTCGAGAACCGGTGGGACCAGTACTACACCGGGCTCGACCTCTACTGCGACACGGGCGGTGCGGAAAAGCGCATCGAGATCTGGGTCGACCAGGCGCGCCTCATCAACACCCTGGGCGGCAACCTGACCTACTGGCCGATCGTCGCCTCGGGGCGCCGGGTCGTCCACCTCACGCTGCCCTGGGGCCGCGGGCACGTCTTCCGCTTCTTCGCGATCGACGACAACCCGGGCCTGCTCTACACGCACCGCTGGCACCTGCAAGAGGAGCCTAGCGAGCAGGCCAACTGGAACCAGAACTTCTCGATCCTCGGCACACACGCCGACAAGTTCCTCAAGGCGATCATCTTCGAGTGCGACACCTACGGGCAGAACAAGACCGTGCAGGTCGAGGTCGACGGCGCCGTGGTCGAGACCCTGACCGTCAACGCCAACGGCCGCAGTGTGATCCAACGCGCCCTGCCCACGCAGCACCTGGGACGGGTGTGGCGGATGTTCCCGGTCGACGGCAACCCAGGCCGCCTCTACTCCGCCGAACCGGTCTTCGACGAGGAGCCCTTCTGCTTCGACCGTTGGGAGACGCAGGAGACCAACCACGGCCTCCCCGGCTGGTTCTACCCGCTCTACGGCCACATCACGCTCAAGGCCTCGGCGGATGTCACCCTGCGCACCGTGATGCAGCACAACCAGGTCGGTGGCGTGACCACCCGCGACTACGTCATCCCGGCGACGCTCAACCAGAAGCAGCGCCGCTTCGTCACCTTCCTCGCGGGCAAGGGCGTCCTCATCAAGTACCTCCTGACCTCGGCGCAGCCCTTCTGGCTCTATCGGGACGAGACCTCGCTCGTCATCCAACCGTGGGGCGCCTACGCCTCGATCGAAGTTCGCCCCTTCGGCAACGATGACCTCGACCCGAGCCGCCCGATGGCGCACGCGATCCTCGCGGCGCAGAGCAGTGGCGGCGCGGTCGCCCCGGGCCAGACAGGCTGAGTAGATGCCGATCGACACGACCCCACCGGTCGACACCAAGCGCAGCTACCCGCATGTGGACGGCATCGCCGACTGGCAGGCGCAGCAGTCGGTCCGGCTGCTCTGGGACCGTGTGGCCCAGCTCGAAGGCCGCCTGCAGGGGGTCGAAGCGACGGCAGGGGATCTTGTCACCGCCGCCAACACCCTGGAGACTCAGGTCACGCGCGCCGACCGCAAGGCCGACGAGGCGCTGGCGATCAAGCAGGGCACCACCGGCACGAGCGGCGGTGGCGGAGGCGGCGGTGGTGGTGGGGGCGGGACGCCGACGATCGCCAACCACTTCGACATCGTCGTCGCGACGCTCGCGCTCTACAACCCGGTCGTGCCGCTCGCCGACGAGGAAGCGGCCAAGGCGCAGTTGACGCGCGCGGCGGCCTGGGAGATCTACCAGGTCGACCCGTTGATCGGGTTGATCACCCGGACGAGCGGCAACAACGTCCTGGGGCTCTCGGTCGATAAGCTGGTGCAGTCGACCAACGGCGACTTCGTCGACATCGCGTCGTCGCACGACACTGGCGACGGGTTGACGAAGACGATCACGGCGTCGTGGGCGGTGACGGCGGGCGACGGCTCCCTGATCCCGGCCTGGACCCAGCCGACCCAGGCGCTGGCGGACACGCCAGGCCCGATGGCCCTGCTTTGACGAAGGGACGCGCATGAGCTTTTTGAGCGGTCTGGGGCACTTCTTCGGCATCTCCTCGCCCGGCAGCACCCTGAATGCGGCCGACAAGGCGACCGAGTCCTCCGTCCAGACCGCGCTCGACAAGCTCGTCACCGGGCCCAAGGCCTTCGGCAACCGGACGATCTCCGCCACCGACGCCGAGAAGCAGCTCACGGCGGCGGGCGTCCTGCCCCCCGGCTGGCGGCTGCGGGAGTCCGACTCGACCTCCTCGGGCTATCGTCCCACCCAGGCTGCGACTAAGACCATGGGGGCCATCCACGCGGCCCAGATTGGCGCCGCCGCCTTCACCGGCGGGGCGTCCCTGGCGGGGTCTGGGATCGGTCTGGGGGCCAATGCGGCCCTCCAGGGCGGTCTCGGCGCAGCGTCGGGAGGGGCGAGTGGTGGCGTCAAGGGCGCGCTGCTCGGTGGGGCGCTCGGCGCGGCCTCCGGAGGCTTTGCGCCGGGCGTCGGGGGCGGCGCGACCGGCCTGCTCAAGAACGCCGCGGTGCAAGGCGGCCTCGGGGCCCTGGGCGGTGTCGCTGGAGGCGGTGGGCTCAAGGCGGGTCTGCTGGGCGGGGCGACCGGTGCCGCTGGCGCCTACGCCGGACGGGTCGCCCCTGCGCTCACCGGAAACACGCTGGGCCAGCAGGCGATCAACTACGGGGTGAACACAGGGCTCAATGCCGCTCGCACCGGCAGCTTCAACCCGCTGCAAGCCGGGCTCGGGGCAGCCAGCAACTTCCTGCCCAACGCCGTCGGCGCGCTGGGCAACTACCCGCTCCTGCAGCGGGCGGTCAACTTCGGCGGACAGCAGGCGATCGACTATGGGAAGACGCGCCAAGTCAACCCGATGTCGGCGGTGCTCGGCGCGGCGAAAGTCGTCGCCCCGACCAACATCTACAGCAACTACCTGGGAGGCTGACGTGCCTGACGATCCCACCACTGACCCATCCGCGCCGCAGTCCTGGTGGCAGAAGTATGGCCCGGCCATCGGCCAGGCCGGGGCGCAGGGCGCAGGTCTCATCGGCGGCATCTACGCCAGCCGTGCCGCCCAGAACGCGGCCCTGCAGCGCTCGCCCGAGGAGCTGGCCGCGCTCAAGGGGGCAACGGGCGCTGCCGGGAGCCTGGGCCAGACGGGCACCTCGATGCTCAACGAGGCGCAGCCCTACATCGCGCAGCCCGCCAGCTACTATCAGACGCTGCTACGCGGCAGCCGGGGGGCGATGGCGAACGCGGTCGCGCCCGCCCGCGCCGCCCTCCAGGAGAGCTACCGTGGCGAGCAGGCCAAGCTCGCCAACAGCGGCATCCGCGGCGCCGCGCGCGACCAGCTCCAAGGCAACCTGGACCGTCAGCAGGCCGGGCAGGTCTCGGCGCTCACCACCGGCGTGCAGCCTGGCGCCGCCTCGGCGCTCGCGGGTCTTGGCGGGCAGCTGCAGCAGACCGCCGCGCCGCTCCTGGGGCAGGCCGGGAACATCTACCAGCAGCTCCTCAGCCAGGGCGCGGCCAACCGCACCCAGGCAATGAAGGAAGGCACCGACACCGGCCAGTCGGCTGGGAAGCTGATCGCGGACCTGGGGACGACCCTCTTCGGCGGCGGGAAGAAGACCGCGGGAACAACCACGCCGCCCAAGGGGAAGACCCCCGCGACAGCCACGGGCGGAGCGCCTCCCGCGCCGCCCTACCAGGTCCCGCCGTATCAACAGAACGGCCCCGAGTTCCCCGACGAGGAGCAGCCGCCAGTGAGCGGGGGTGGCGACTGGCGCCCGAGCGACACCAACGGGTGGGACGACCCCTCGACCTGGACGTAAGAAGGAGCATCGACCATGGGCTGGCTCTCCGGCATCCTCAGCGGCTACGCCGACCGGCAGCACGAGATCCGCCAGGACGCGCAGCAGCGTGACCTCCTCGCGCAGCAGCGGGAGGCGGACATCTACACGCACCTGCTCGACCACCCCGACCCGGAGGTCCGCACGATGGCCGCGACCGGCATGTTCCAACTGGGGCAGCCGCGCAGTCGCAAGGGGGGCATGGCCGGGTGGATGGGCGAGATGCAGAACAGCCCCGTCTACGACACCCTGGCGAAGTACATGACGACCGCGCACCCGACCGAGACGGTGACGCCGGGGCTGCCGAGTACGCACTCGCCCCAAGGCTACCTGCCGCTGCCGCCAGGCGTCTCGCCCTCGGGGCAGGTTCCCTCCGCCCTGGCGCAGACCGAGAACAGCCCGACCCAGGGCGACCCGATGGCGGCGCCGCAGCCGCTCCCGGCGGACCAGACGCCCGCACCTGACACCACGCCTGCCGTCGCGCCACCTCCGGCACCGCCGCCCTTTGTCGTCGACCGGCGCGCCAACATGGTCCCGCGCATGCCCGGGCTCGGAACACCCCCGCCAGGGCCTCCTAGTGTCCCTCAGGGGGCCCAACCGGCCGCTCCTGCGGCTGTGGCACCCCCCACAACCCCGACGCCGCTACCAGCCTCCACGCCTGCCGCGCTGGGTGCGCCGCCCACACCGCCGCCTGCTACCGCCGCCCCCTCGGGACCTGGGAGCTACTACAGCAGCTACGACCCTGGCCCGGCGGTCGGCCGCACCGACGTGACCATGGCGGTGCCCCGCTTCCCGAGCAGCGCCGATGTCGCCGCGCAGACCGAGCGCGCCAAGATGCAGGCCGAGGTGCAGCAGCTCCAGGACTTCTTCCGCGAGCAGGGCGTGCCCGACTGGAAGAAGCGGGGGCTCGATACCTACCTCGCCGAACACGCCAAGAGCAGCCTGCCGTATGCGCCGGTCAACATCGAGTACACCGACGCGAACGGGCAGACGGTGCAGGAGCTGGGGTTCGTCAACAAGCAGACGGCGGCGCTCACCAAGGCCGACGGCATCTCGCCGTTCCCTGCGGGCGCGCACGTCAAGAGCAGCAGCGGTTCGGGCCGTGCGCTCAACAAGCGCGAGGAGATCGCGCAGATGCTCTTCGACCCGAGCGGCAAGGAAGAGCCGCGTGCGCTGATGGCGCGGCTCTCCGACTGGCAGCACCGCGCAGTGTTCGCCGAGGAGAACGCGCAGCTCGCCGAACAACGGCTCAACACGGCCAAGTCGATGGCTGACGCACCGCTCACCCGCCAGGCGCGGGTCGAGCTGACCGGCCATCTGGCGGACCAGGCGCGCAATGCGATCAAGCCGCAGATCGAGATGCGGGCGCAGGTCGAGAACATGAACGCGGCGCTCAACCGCTTCACCGAGGACCCCAACGGCGCGAGTCAGGCGGTGATCACCACCTTCGAGAAGATCCTCAACCCGAACTCGATCGTGCGCCAGGCCGCCTACGAGCGCAGCCCCGAGTATCTCTCGATCGTCGACCGCATCAAGGGCATGGGCGAGCGCTACTTCGGGCAGTGGAACGACCAGACCAACTCCTTCTCCCGCGGGGGTGGCGCGGGTGTGCCGCTCGACGCCCTCAAGGCGCTGGCCGAGACCGCGCGCGGCTTCCTGGTCGCGCAGCTCCACGACCAGGACGGCGAGATGCGCCGCATCGCGCTGCGTGGGCAGTCGAACGGCATCGACCCGAGGGAGATCTTCGGCAACACGCTGGAGAACATCCCGGTGATCGGGGCGCCGCCCAACACCACACCTGCGCAGCCCGTCCCCGGTGGCGGCGGGGCCGCGACAACGACTACCGCGCCTAAGGGCGGCCCTGGCCCTGAGTGGGAGATGCGCGCCGGAGTGCTCTACCACAACGGCGTGCCCTACTGAGTGCCATGGCTGACCCACAGTTCGCTCCACCGCAGCCGCCGCCTCTGACGCCGTCGGCGCCGCCCGCGCCGCCCCCGACGCTCGGGACGCCCGCCAGCTGGGACGACGTGATCACCGGCATTGCCAAGAAGTATCAGGTCGACCCGCGCCTCGCGCTCGCGGTGGCGAAGACTGAGTCGTCGATGAACCCAGCGGCGGTCTCTCGGGCTGGGGCCCGCGGCATCATGCAACTGATGCCGGAGACCGCGGCGCGCCACCAGGTCAACGTCAACGACCCGGCGGACGTCGTGCGGGGCGGCGTCGAGGAGCTGCGCGACCTGCTCAACACCCACAACAACGACGTCGTGATGGCCCTGCGCCGCTACAACGCGAGCCCGACCGCCCCGCGCGAGGCCACCGACCCCTACGTGCAGAAGGTGCTCGGGATGATCAAGCCGAGCACTGAGACCCCGGCGCCGGGCACCACACCAGCGACTACACCGACGACACCGACGGCACCGACCACGCCCCCGACCTCCTGGGACATCTTCAGCCACGAGGCGACCAAGGGCCTCCGCGACCTCTGGGGGGCGGCCAAAGCAGGTGTGGTCGCCGCCGGGCGGGGCGCAGATACGTTCCTGCGGGACCCGGAGGGCAGCTCCGTGGCGGCGGCCAAGGCAGTCGGCCACGGCGCGGTCGACGCCAGCAACGCCGTCGGCTGGGCGCTGGAGCATCCGACTGACACGGCGCACAAGCTGTTCGACACCTCGACGGGCCGGGTGCGCGCCGCCGCTGACCGCGCCGCGCAGGCCTTCCAGGGGGGTCTCAACGAGCCGCCTGGGAGGGGACGGCTCCCCGCGTTGATGCAAGGGGGGAAGGAGGTCGGCAACACGCTCCTCGAAGCGGTGAACGTCCCGCTCGACCTCATGGGCGGCCTCGGCACCCGCCTCTCAGAAGGCGAGCAGAACATCCGCGAGGGCAAGTATGCCGAGGGCGCCGGGAAGGTCACCGACGTCGCGGCCCAAACCCTCGGCCCCGAGGTGCTCGGGAAGTACGGGCTGCCCATCCCACTGCGCTTCAAGCCGCACCTCCTGCCCGAGCAGCAAGCGGCCGTCGACCTCCTCACGCGGGGCGGCGTCAAGGTCGACCTCGGCACGACCACCGGCAACCGGGTCGCGCGGGCCCTGCAGCAGCACGCCGAGTCGACCCTGGCAGGTGGAGGCATCGGCCTGGTCGCGAAGAACGAGCGAGCGCGTGCGGTGGCCAACCTCGGGCAGCGCATGGCCGACCAGGTCTACCCCGCGATCGTCACGCCCGGCGAGGCGGGCATCGCGCTGCGGCAGGGCACCAGCGACGCGGCCTCCGCGCTCAGCCGCCAGGCCTCGACCGCCTACGACACCGTCGACCGGCTCGCCGCCGACCCTGCGCACCTGCACACGGTCCAGACCGGCACCGCCCCACCGCCCTTCTATCCGCCGGGGCAACCCCGCGTGCCTATTTTCGAGCCCATCCAGGTCCCCACCGACCTGCGCCAGGTGAAGGCCGCGCTGCAGCCGATCCGCGACGAGATCGTGGCGCAGATGCCTCTGGGGCAGCAGCAATACTCCAAGGGCCTCCAGGCCCTCGACAACGTCCTCGCGTTGCGCGACTTCGAGCCGGTGGGCACGGTCGAGAAGAACCTCGGAGCGCTCAAGCGGGCGGCGCGCGGCTTCGACCACCCGGCGTTCAGGTCGCTTGAACAGGGCACCGCGGGCATCGCCGTCAACGAGGTGTCCCAGGCGGTCGACGCCGCGATGGCGACGCTCGGCCCGCAGGCGCAGGCCGCCCTCGCTGAGGCGCGCGGCGCGACCAAGGCGAAGTATGCGATCGAGGACCTGGTCGACAGCATGAACAAGGAGAAGGTGCAGGCCTTCGACACCGCGGTCGGTACAGGCGACCGCCACGTCGAGGGGCTACAGGAGCTGGCGCGCGTGGCGCCTCAGACCATGCCGCAGGTCGGGCGCGCGGTGCTCGACAAGATCTTCGAGCACGCGACTGGCCTGGAGAAGGGCTGGAGCCGCGAGGCGGGCGCGGCGCGGATGTGGGAGAGCCTCGGGCCGGAGACCAAGCAGATCCTGTTTGGCAACCGCACCCGCGACCTTGACCGGTTCTTCCTCGGGCAGAAGATGCTGGCGGCCTCGGCGAACCCGAGTATGACCTCGTTCTCGCTCTCGTCGCTGTGGTCGACGCTGGCGGCGTTTGGGGGCAGCCCGTTCACCGCCGCGGCGCCGCAGGTGGCAGGCGGGCTTTTCTCCGCCCTGGCGAACAGCAAGGGCGGCGTGCGCTTCCTCACTCAAGGCTTGCGCATCCCGCCTGGTGACACGACCCGTCTGACCGCCTGGGCGGTCGCGGCGGCTAACCGGCTGCACCAGACCGGCGACCTGCCCTCCCAGGTTGGCAGGCCACCGACGCCGCCGCCCGGAGCGCCGACGCCTCCACCTGGCCCGCCGCCCTCGGTGGAGACCAACCCCGAGGCTCGCTAGTCAGCGACGGCAGAGGGCAGCACGACCTCGTCGGCGCCCTCGGGCCGGGCGGCCCAGGCCTCGACGAGCTGCAGGATCAGCTGCCGCACCGAGATGCCCTCCCGCCGCGCCCGGGAGCGGACGCGCTCCCAGAGGGTGGGCGGGATGCCGGAGAGGAGATACCGGCGCGGGTTGGCCCGCGCCGTGTAGTCGTAGCTGTAGGGTTTCTTGGGCATGGTTCGTGAGTCTCCATCAGGCGCAGTAAAACAGCTCGTTGAAGCCGCCCGTGCCCACCGTGACCGTCTCCGGTCCCCAGTGATACAACCGGACCCCCGTCGTCAGGTTGTAGGCCGCCGCCTCGACGTTGTGCTGGCCGAGGGCGACCGAGGCGGTATAGGCGCCGCCGCTGGCGACCGGCCCGACGCCGACGCCATCGACGAACAGGTCCGCGCTGACCACCCGGACCCCGGCGCACGCCGCGTCGAGCCGGATGGTCAGGGTGCCAGTACGGGCTGCACTGGGCGCAGTGGGGCTCGACCCGCTGCAGGCCGAGGCGCAGAGCGCCAGCGTGACGAGTAAAGCACTCGGGCGCCCGATCATGCCTCACTCGCTTTCTTCAGGAACGCCGGGGCGATCCCCAGCGCCTTCCTATTCGCCGCGCTGCGCCGCGCGCCACGCCGCCGGTTGACCGTGGCCGCGGTGTCGCGGTGCCGTGCCAGGACCGCGGTGACCTCCGGCGGCAGCACGAAGCGGTCGCCGCCGCCCGCGTGGTTGCGCTGCAGGAAGACCGTGTCCTGGCCCTCGACGCGCACGGTCCGCACCACCCAGGTGGTGAGGTTGCCGTAGAAGTCGGCGACGTTGACCAGGCTCTCCTTGGTCACGCCTTCAGGATGGCCGCTGCGGTCGCGCAGGGTCTGGGAGAACTCGTCGCGGGACAGGGTTAGCTCGGGGACCGGGTCGGGGGTGCGCTTGTTGCTCACGGTGCGGCTCCAATCAGGTGGGGCGCGGACATTCGCGCCACCACCCCATCAGTATACCACACAAGCATATGCTTCTGTCAAGTGGCCCAAAAGCCTATGCTTTCCACCCCGACCTTAGAGCGGCGGCAGCCCGTATTCGGCGCGGAAGGCATTGGTATGCTTCTTCAAGCAGTCGGCCCACGCCATGCCCGCGACGTAGTAGTCGTAGGCGCACCTCATGGCGTAGACGGCGATCATCCCGCCGTCCGGCGACGCGCCCGACTCGGTGTAGACCTGGTTGCAGGCCGTGCCGAACTCGACCGCATGACTCTCGTCCCAGGGCGGCGCCTGGCTGCGCAGGTCGGCCCCTCCCGCCTCCTCACTGTTGATCCCCGCCAGCTCCGCAGTCGGCTGCCTCCAGCCGTTCGCCGACAGCTCCGGGTCGGGCCCGAGCGGTCCCCCATTGACCGGCGACGCCAGCCCCTCGACGTCGGTCGCCACGTCCCAGAATGTCCCGGCCTTGTGGATCAACAGGTCCACCGAATACCCCAGCGAGTTGTTGCCGCTGGTCTTGGCCAGGATGCCGATCGCGGGCGTCAGCTGGTTGCTGTAGTAGCCAGCTCTCCGCGTCAGTAGCCCCTTGTCCTGCTCGACCTGCTCCTGGTCCGTCCGCCGCTGGATCTGCCCGCTGGCGAGTAGCTCGTCATAGGCGCGCAGCACCTGGTCGTAGTGGGGGAAGCCGCTCTTCCCCGAGTGGTGCCCCGGCTGGTCCTTCTGCTCTTGCTTCTTTGCCATGTGTCGTCTCCTCTGCTGTTGCCTGTGTGGTTATGCGATCACTCTCGCCAGGTCGCCCCAGTCCTCCTCGTCCTCAGCCTCGACTGGCTGCGCCTCCCAGTCACTCTCATACCCTGGCACCGCGATCTTCTCCATCGCGGCCCAGTTCTGCCCCGCCTTCGCCGCGACCCCGATCGCGACATACTCGCCGAAGCGCGCCCCCCAGCTCTCGGGCAGCGGCTGCTGCACGACCGGCCGCTGCATCTCCATACACACGATCTCGACCACCCGGTCCCACACCCGCAGCGGGATCTCCAGCAGCAGTGAGTCGTGGATCGGGGCGCGCAGCGGCGTCTTCCCGAAGTAGACATCGCCGATGTAACTCGGGCTGTCCTTGTCCGCGAACAGCCGCAGCAGCGCTTCCTTCAGGATCCCCGCGGCGATGCTCTGGGGGTAGAACGCTAACACCCGCTTGCCGTCTTCCCCTAAACTGATGCGGAAGTGCTGCCCGTTGATCGTCAGGACCGGCGGCTCGCTCCCCTCGCGCTGGTGCTTCGCGACCAGGCGGTAGTACTGCGTCGCGGTCAGTCGCTTGTATTGGTAGACGGACCAGAACCAGTGCTTATAGGCAAAGGGATGGTCACCGGCGCCACCGAGATAATGCTGGCGGCTGGCACGCAGCTGTGTGTTCCCCTGCCAGCGGGCCACCCCCGGCGCCATCCCCTCGAAGATGCGCGCGTATTGCTGGGCGACGGCCTGGGTCTTGAAAAGATGCGGAAACTGCAGCTGCATCCCGGCCACCGTCAAGCCATATGCTCGCCCGTGGATGTAGCGCTTGGCGGGCTCGTAGACGTCCTGGTGCTCGTCCTTCACCCGCGCGAAGAGCGCCTTGAGCGCCGCGTCACTCTCGCCGGGGTCGTAGGGCTGACGCAGGACGTGCGTGACCAGGGCGGCATGGACGCCCAGTTTGGCGAGGCGGTAATACTCCGCATCGCTGGCGCACCACCCAGTCTCGACCGCTTCGATCGCGCTGAAGTCCACCTCCAGCAGGCGGCAGCCTGGCCCCGCGACAATGCACCTCCTGAAGCCCGCGGCCAAGCCTTGTGCGCCACCCTTGTCTGCAACCACGTTGGTTATGTTTGGATTGGTGTAGCTGAGTCGCATGGTGCTCGGCTTGAAGGTCGGCACCGGGTGCAGCCGGTCGTCAGCATCGAGTCGCCGCTCGGTGCCTTCCACGTAGGTCCCTTTGACCTTCCCGATCGCGCGGTAGTCGAGCAGCGTCCCATAGAAGCGGTCGCCGGTCGTCCGCGCTAGCCGCTCTAGGGTTTCGCGGTTGGTGCTTTCGCTTTCCTCGCTCGCCGACTTTTTCGCCCGCCCGGGCTTGTGCTTGCGGTGCTTGATGTAACTGAGGACCTGCGGGACGGAGTCAGGGTTGAATGGCTCCTTCCAAAACCACCGGCTGACGCTCGCCACAGCCAGGTCGAGTTGAGGAGCTGCAGCCGGAAGACCTCCAGGTGCAGGTAGAGCACACTTGTGGCGTCGATCAAGGTCTGTAGCTCCGCAGCTGCGGCAGACAAGGACTTCTTTGATGACGAGGCGTTCGATGACTTGTGCTCGCGCATATAGCTCCTGTTTGATCTCGGACGTGGGCTTCCCCTTGCGGGGCACGCCCTTCCGGGTGAATGCGGTCGCTTTCACATGCAGCAGGTCGGCCGCGGGCGGGCGCTTCAGCCCCTCCTTCGGGGTGAGGGCGGCGAGGGAGTCCGGCACGCACGCGCTCAGGGTGTCCATCCGCTCGCGCGCCTTGTCGATCAGCTCCTGCTTGAAGACGAGCAGCTGCGGGCGGTCGACCTTCAGCCCGACCAACTGCGCAGGCCGCAGCACCTCGCTCAGGAGCTGGTGGGTGTGACGCAGGGCCATCGTGAGCTGGCCCTGGCGCTGCAGGTCGTGGTAGATCCCGAACCCGACCCGGTGCGTCTGCAGGCCGTCGGCGGCGCCGTAGGTCGCCGGGTCCTCATCCGCCAGGTGTTTCCAGGGCCCATAGTTGCTGTAGAAAGGCGCGACAAACCCGAGCCCGCGGGGGACATCGCTCTGTAGGAAGTGCCACAGCCACATCAGGTCGACCGCCCGGTGCGAGTCTTCCTCGCGCATCATCGCGGCGTGGACCTGGCGCCCGAAGTCGTACTCGCGGTTCCACATCCATATGCTTCCGGGGGAGGCATACAGCCGCCGGAGTTCCTCCAGGTACGGCCCGGCGTGGGGCACCGTGACGCCTTCGTCGGTGTGGCAGGAGACGTTGTGCCGCAGCAGCTGGTAGCTCACATCGTCGGCGGTGATCTCCCCCTCGTCCCGGCCGCCCGCCTTGTCCGGCGTCTCGACGTCGCTCGATAGCGGATAGGCGCCAGGGTCTTGGGTTCTGGCGGCGACCACCGTGTCGACCCAGGCGCGGAACCACTCGACGCTCGGGTCGACCACCAGCGTGTGGGCGCTCGCCACCCGCCCGTGGTCCCGCGCCTCCTCCGCCCTCCTGAGGTCCCACAGCACGGTGCCGATCATGTTGGTGGCGCCGCGCTGCAAGAACGACGGGTGGAAGGTCGGCACGACCCAGTAGCGGTCGGTCGGGTCGCGCAGCACCGCGCCGTGGAAGTCCTGTACCTTGAGCTTCTTCTTGTGCTCCAGGTGCATCACCCGCCGCAGGGCGGTCAGGCCCATCGGCACGACCACCTGGTGGCCTTCAGCCAGCGTGTCGCGGAGGTACGGGCAGTGCCCCATCGCCGAGTAGTACCAGGGCGCTCTCTCGTCGAACCAGTCGCCCGGCGGCCTGCAGCTGATGGTGTTGTGGATGCGGATGGCGTCGCGGCTCCAGCCGAGGAGATTGAGCAGGCGCTGGAGCATCCCGCCCGCGTCGCCGACGAAGGGGCGGCCGGTCAGCGCCTCGGTCATCCCGAGCGCCTCGCCGACCAGGAGCAGCCAGGCGTCGGAGGGACCATCGGCGGGCGCGAAGCCGTCGCCGCGCTCGTCGAGGGTGCAGCCGCGGCAGCCGTCGGGGTGGGCGAGTCGGCTCATACCCGCTTCCTCTTCGGCGTCACCGTCGGCGGGGTTGGGTACAGGCTGCGGCGTGGTTTTGGCGCTGCAGGAGGCGGCTCCGGCGGCCGTGGGGGCGCGACGCCCCAGATGGTCATCTTGAAGCCGCGCGAGTTGACGCCCACACCGATCTTGACGACGAGCCCGGCCTGATACAGCTCGCTGCGCCGCTTGCGGACGGTCGACTGGTCGTAGTGGGCGAACTCCGGCAGTAGCCAGAGCTGCTCGTCCATCAAGCCGCCGCTGTCGTGGAGGATCTGGTAGATGCGCTCCTGCAGCTTGGTGCGGCCGGAGACGTGGTGGACCGCCGCAGCGACCGAGGTGTCGTGGTCAGGCGAGCGGACCATCCCCCGCAGGTCGAGGTCTGGCGCATCGTCGTCGAAGTCGTCGTCGGGCTCAGTCACGCGGCTCAGGGGACGTCGCCCCCTGCAGCTGCTGCTTCCCCGCCTTCTTCGCCCGCTTCACCTGCTCGGCCTCCCAGGCCTCGCGCGTCCAGCTCTCGACCCACAGCCGCTTGCCGCACCGCGCGCAGTGGTGGTCGATGTTCACCGCCCCGCCATACTGCGGCTCGCCCGCCACCACCTGGTCGTGGATGCCGTCCTCGCAGCCGCCAGCGCCCCCAGGCGCCCCGATCTCCGCGCCCGGGGTCATCGGTAGCCCTCGTAGCGCCGCGAGCCTGCGCGACGGCTCCAGGGGCGCTCCCGCCGCGCGTTGGTGATGTTCGCGACCGCGGTGCGCTGCCCCACCGTGACCCGCTCGGTCTTCTCCACGGTCTCGGCGATGAACCCGAGCGTTTCATCTGCCCAGTCGTAGTCCCCGCTCGTGCGCAGGTCGTTGATCTCGTGCAGGAAGGCGTCCCAGTCCTGCTCCTCCCTGGGGGCGGGGCGGGCGATCGGGGCGTCGAGAGCGGCGTGGGCGTCGTCGGCGTCGATGCGTCTCATAACAGTCACCTCCGGCGTTGACTTAAGTCGGGGAAGTGTGGAAAATAACCAGGAATTGCGGGGGGTGTAAACGTCGAAGAGGGGAGATCGTGCCTTGTAATGGATGTTATGTTAACTAGCGGTTGGACTCGGTAAACATTGGTTAATCTCACGTTTTTACTCCAGTTTTCCACAGGCTGGAGTAGTTATGTTAACTTCGGTTACTTCCTCCTGGCGGCTTTCTCCTGCAAGGGTTGAGCCTGGTGTAACCATCTCTCGGAGCCGCACGATCTCATCCTCGGCGTCGCAGATCAGCTCGATCACCTCGAAGTAGCCCTGGCTGTCGTCCTCTCGCCAGTCCCGGATGCGGGCCAGGATGTCCGGCTTAGCCACCGGCGGACCCCTCTGGCGCCGTCAGCCGCGCCAGCCGCGCCGCTGCTGAGGCCTGCCTGGCGCTCAGCGGGCGCTCCACGTCCTTCGTCGCCAACCAGGTCAGCACGGCGCGCCGCACCTGTTCCTGGACCGGGATGCCGTCCCGCTCCTTGATCGCTGCCAGGGCCTGTCGCATCTCATCGTCGAACCGAAACAGCATTGCATGTCGTTGTGCCATGGGTGAGATGATATCACATGATATCTCCTCACCGAGATATCACCTGACTGGACGATCCTGGTCACCGTCCGCCTCACGCTGCGCCAGGGAGCGGTCCTCGACCACGTCTAGGGGCCCTGGCTTCGACGGTGTGGGGTCGTCGACCAGCCAGCTCCGCATCCCGATCCCCGTGGCATCCTCGATGCGCGTCGCGGTCTCCAGGCTCGGGCGGCTCGACCCCTGCAGGTACTGGTTCAGCTTGACCCGCGACACGCCGATCTGCTCAGCAGCCTCGGCCTGCGTCATCCGGCCGCGGACGATCCACCGGGCCAGCAGCATCCGCCCTGACAGCTGGGCGCGGGCCATCTTCGGCTTGATGCGCAGGTCGGTCATCGCCGCCCCGCGAACTTCCACCACTCGATGACCAAGAGCGCCAGCAGCCCCACCAGGACCGCCGCCAGCAGCTTCCCGCCGATGTCGAGCATCATCGCTCCCCCTTCCACCGTGTCCACGCCCGCGCCCAGGGCGACCAGTACCGCGCCCAGAACCACCAGCCCCGCAGCGTGCGCGGCCAGAACCCGAAGATCACCCGCGTCTCGTCGTCGATCGCCATCAGCGCCTCACCAGCACCAGGGAGGCCAGCGAGTGGTCCTCCAGCGCGTCCCCGTGGTAGCTCCAGTCCATCCCCCCGAAGGCGCGGAACCCGGCCCGCCTGGCCTCGCCCACCAGCTTCCGGTAGCTGTGGACGTCGTAGATCCGCACCCGGCTCGCGGCGCCGACTGCGCAGTCCGGCCCTTCGGCGTTCCAGAACGAGAAGGTCAGGAACAGCAGCCCCTGCGGCCGCAGGACCGTCGCGGCCCGGGTCAAAAACCGCACCGGCGCGTCGAGGTGATCCAGCACGCTCAGCCCCCAGACCGCCGGGACCGCCCGCATCACCAGGCCGTCGCCGTTCTCGGTCACGCCATACCCCCGGTAGCGGTAGACCGCCTCGGGCCCCGGCGCCGTGAACTCGCACCCGCTCCAGTTCACGCACAGCGGCTGCTCCCGGGTCCGCACATGGTGCTCCTGCTCCCAACGCTGCCAGGCCTCGAAGGCCAGCTGCTGCTGCCAGCGCGCCACGGTCAGACACCCCGCGAAGTCGGCGAGGCGACAGGTCCGCGACAGCGCAAGGGGAGCGGGCGTCACACACCAGGGCTCCCTCAGTTCACTCGCCCGCCGAAGGGCAGGCCCAGCTCCTTGCGCCGCCACAGGTCGTGGACATCCGCCCGCATGATCTCCAGGTAGCTGTCGAGCCCCTCGGGGCCGCGCGTCGCCTGCACCAGGGTGTAGGCCAGCACCGTCGAGATCGTCGCCAGCACCACCCGCATGTCGTGCCCGTCACAGGCGGTCGTGATGGCGTGAGCGAGCTTGGCGGTGTCCTCCTCGAACGACTTCAGCTGTTCCCGCTCTTCGTCTGAGAGGGCGGCGCCTGACGGGTCGGGGCGACTGTAGGGCATGGTGTCGTCTCCTCCTGGTTCGTAGTCGTAGCCGTGTACTCGCGGCGCTGCTGCTCGCGCCGCCAGCTCTCCGACATCGTCAGCGTCTGGTCGACCGCGAGGCGATCGAGAAGCGTCCTCAACCGCACCAGCCTGCTCCACGGGCGGCGCAGAAGATCTGCAGCCTCGGGTGTAGGTCTCGCCGGACGTGCGCGGGGCCGTAGCGCATGGGTTCCGGGGTACACGCGATGACTTCATCGTGGGTCGCCCAGCCCGCGAAGAACAGGGCATGGTTTCGCCCGTCGTCGGCGTCCTCGGAGGGCAGTTCGCCCCGCAGCACGATGTGCAGGTCGGGCGGGTCGTTGCGTTTCCGCCGGTGGTGCTCTTCCCGCTGCCGGTCGACGATGCACCGGCCTTCCACTTCATCCCACGAGACGGCGATCAAGTCGCCCCCCGGCAGGCGCAGGTTGTAGTCGAAGTACTTCTCAAACTGCAGCATCGGGTAGACATTCAGGGCGCCTGCGAAGGCGACTTCCGCGATGGCGCCCCCACGGTCGTTCGCGCGAATCTTGTCTTCGTTCTGCTCCAGGCGCGGGCGATTGCTGCGCTCCCGATTGATGGTGAAGCGCTTGTCACCAATGAACCGACCGAGCTGTCGCACATGCACGTTGACGAAGACCGGCGTGCCTACGACGAAGGTGACCTGAACCAGGCGATCAGTTGGTGTCGTCACTGCTTCACCGCGTAGACTTTGTCGAGCACCGGCTTGTCACTCGGGCCTTTCAAATACGGCGCGATCCACTTCACCCGGTGCGCCTGCTCGGAGGCATACCACTGCGCTCGGTGGTGCCCGGTCACCCACCACTGGTGTTTCCATTCGCGGCTGCCGGGCTCGGCCGTGCTCGTCGTTGGCTTCGACGGGCGGCGCAGGGTGACCACCCGTATGGTCTTCTCAGCTTCCTCGGGGCTGACCCGCGCGCAGCGCCGTCGCACCGCACGCTCGATCCGCTCCTCGTCCGACTTGATGTAGGGCGAGTTCAGGAACGACAGGTGCTGCAGCACGATGCCCCCCAGCGACTCCGGCTCGATCTCCTCGGGATACCGGGTGCCGTAGGCGATCGTGCGGCTGAGGACCTCAGACTCCCGTCCATTCGCATCGACGCAGCAGATCAGGACGAAGGACGTGCCCTGGTCAAGCAGCAAGAAGAACTCGATCGCGACCGTGACGTTGGTCAAGGTCATCATTGACCACGGCGTCTCCAGAGCCCAGAACATCTGGGGGAACGGCAGGACCGACCGGCTGACGACGTGCGGGGGCAGCTCTGGCGCGGCGTGGATCGTCGCCGAGACCGCATCTGACCAGAGGTAGGGGGTCGCCTGGAGCGTGCTTGTCGCCAAGCGCAGCGCGGTGGTCTCGTCGATGTCTGTTGACACTCTGCGCCCTTCCAGCTCGCACAACAGCTTGAAGGGACGGGTCTCCTCGGTGTAGCGCCCCATGGCGATCCCCGCGAAGCTCGCGGCGGTGACGATCTGTTCCCCGCGCGCGTGCCACCCGGCGACGTTTGGCCGGTAGACCATCGTGGTGCGGTTGGACTCCGTCTCCCACTTCGGGAAGCGATAGCGGTACCACTCGTAGCCGATCGGGAGTTCTCGACAATGGGCGTAGAGCGCCGCCGCCGCCAGGCGTTGCTGTTCGTTCAGTTCCGGTGTCGTCATAGCCACGCCCTCAGCTTCGGGTCACTCACGCACCGCTCGATCAGCACCTTCGGGCTCCCGACCAGCCGCAGCCCCTCCGCGGTCCGCGCCCGGCTCAGCGCCACATACAACATCCCCGGCGTGCCAAAGAACGCATCTCTGATGTTGACCTGCACCTTGTCCAGGCTCAGCCCCTGCGACTTATGCACGGTGGATGCATATGCCACCCGCAGCGGCATGTACACCACGTCGCCCACGATCTCCCACTTGCCGTCGACCTTGTCGCCTTCGCCCTTCGCCAGCAGCTCTTTCCTTCTAGCCCCATCGGCGGGAATCTTCAGTTCACGCCGCACCCGGCTGACCTCGACCGCGCCGCCGGTGCGCTGCAGCTGCACCCAGGCGGTCGTGTCGGTCGCGTCGACCAGCGTGCCCAGGTCGCCGTTGACATACACCAGCTGCCCGGTGTCGGGGTCGCGATAGTTGTTGAGGATCATCACCAGCGCCCCGATCTTCAGCACCAGCTCCGGGGGGACCTGCGAGGTCCACTCGCCGCGCTGCTTGCCCCAGCGGCTGGAGTCGAAGCGCACTTCCTTGCCCTGCACCGCGGCCATGCGCAGGTAGTTATGCCGGTCGACGTGCTCGTTCCTGGCGACGATGGTCGGCCCCTCGAAGTGGTTGTCGGTCTCCTGCTCGATCAGCCCGCGACTGACGAAGTAGTCCGCGACCTGCTCCCCCTGGGCCGCCCGCGCCGCCCGCAGCATCTGGATGAAGTCGGCGTCGGCCTGGCGGCGGATCTCCGTCAGGGTTATTAGTGACTCCGCGAACGGCCGCCACTCCGGCGAGGTGAACGCATACTCGGCCTTGACCGGCGCCAGCTGCAGGAAGTCACCGACCAACGTCAACCCCATGGCGGGCTGCGGCGTCTCACCGTCGTCGACCCACTTGCTGATCACATAGCCCCGCCCGTTGACCTCCTCGATCGCCTTGACCAGATAGGTCAGCTGGTCGGCGTCGAGCATCGAGACCTCGTCGAGGACGAGCCGCCGCACGCCGACCTTCCACAGCCTGCCCAGGCGCGCACTGAGAAACCCGTCCTGGTACTTCTGCCGCATCGAGTCAGTGTCGAAGTAGCCCAGGACCGAGTTGATGGTCTCGCCGCCCGCGTTGATCGCGGCGATGCCGGTGGTGGCGCAGAGCAGCAGGCCCTTCTCCTGCGCCGCCCACTCCCGGGTCTTGTAGGTCTTGCCACTCCCCGCCGCTCCGGCGAGGTAGGTATAGGTCGGCACCGGCGACGACCACAACCCGACGTCCGACACCCCTGTGGACGCGGGCGTGACACTCATCGCCGGTACCAACCGCTCGGGCACTACCACGCGCGACCGGCGCGGTGACACCACCGGCGGGGCAGGCAGCCACCCGAACGTCAACGCAGGGTCAGGGGGGCTGGCCTGGCGCTGCATGACTCACATCTCCTCGCGATGGATCTGCTCGGCCCGCTTGCCCTTGGGGACGTAGCTCGGCGTGAAGCGGACGATCGAGCCTTCCTGCAGGTCCTTGATGTCGTAGTCCACCAGGCCCGACTGGTGGAAGAAGAAGTCCTGCCCGAGGTCGTCGGCGTGGCCCTCGGTGCAGCGAATGAACCCGAACCCCCGCTCGGGGTAGACCCGCTGCACCCGCCCCCGGCTGGGAACAGGCGTGGCGGGGGGCCGGGGCGTAGCACGCGATGCGGTCGATCCACTGGGCACGGTATGGCCTCCTCCTGCGCGAAACGTCGGCGTCGTCGATTAGTTTGCCGTCTGTGCCCCGGCGGTACCGGGACTGTCGAGCGGCAGCTGGGTTGGCAGGCCCGAGCGCTTGCGATGCGGCGCAGACTTGCGCGGGGCGGCCACCGGCTGGCGGCTGCGGACGATCTCCTTGATGATGGTCACGGCCTGGTTCGCCTGCACCAGGTCGGTGGTGGTGAAGTAGTTGATGATCACAGCGAGCGGGTCACGTTTCTTTGACATGCGGATCTCCTTCACGAACGGCATCGAGTAACTCGGGTCGATCGAGCGCGAGCTGCAGCCCGTCCCACAGCCCTTGCAGGTAGCAGCTGCGGCTCACACTCTCGACGATGTTCTGGTCATAGCAAGAGCGGCGGACGATGGCGGCGACGCGAGCGTCGGCGAAGGCGACATACTCGTGTGGGAACTCAATCGTCTCGGTCTCCGTCTGGCGTCTCGCCATCGCCGCCTCCTCACATATGCTTTATTAGGCCCGCATGTTGTCCAGGTTGCCGAACGCCCGCAGCAGCGCGCCGCAGCTGCCGCAGTTGATCTCGTAGGGCACCTCGCCGTTAGGCCCCTTGGGGACGTCCTCCTGGTAGTAGCCCTCGCCGCAGCCCTTCTTGCCTTCGACGACCTGGACCTGCCCCGAACCATCCCGGGCGCGGATGTCGCGGTCCTTGCTGCAGCGCCAGCTGTAGCGGATGTCGGCGCTGAACTCCTTGCCCGCGTGCTTGGCGATGGCCTGCATGTAGCCGCGGTTGTTGCCTGGCTTGCCCTTGTCGCCGAACGCGCGCAGCAGGTAGTCGAGGTCACTCGCCACGACTTCCTTGCCCTTGCCTCTGCCCCGCTCGTTGTTGGTGAGCTTGGTCTCGAAGGGTTCGCCGTTGCTCGCGCCCTTGGGTGACTGGACGATCAGCAGCGGATGGTCGCGGTCGAAGTTCGCCCGCACGCGCTGCGGTGGCTGCTTGTCGGGGACGTCGATCAGGTCCCAGATCGCTGACAGGTCCATCGGCAGCTTGAACCGATAGGCCCCGGGTGGCGGCGGGGGCGTGAAGCCGCCAAACGTCGGCAGGTCGTCGAGGTCCTGCCCGGCGGTCGGCAGCGGTTCGTCTTTGAGCAGGCCCGCGAGTTCTTGCAGTGACTTTCCCATAACGATGCTCCTTGATGCACGGATGTACGGGTGGGCGGAGTGCCCACACGCGCGTCGTCGTCATCGTCGGAGTCGTCATGGTGATAGTCATGGTCGTCGTCGTCGCCGGTCGGGAAAACTCGAGAAGCCTATGCTTTCTTATGGCACCGTCGTCAGCCGCTGGGGTGGTCGTCCAGGCGGCGGTGGTGGTCCGCCTGCCACAGGCCTCGTATCACCCACTAAGGCCGTCGGCACCAGAACGCCTGGCTCCTCGACGACCGCCGCGGCCTCGATTCGTGGGCGGACCTTGGGCCGCACGGTCGGCACCGCGGTCGCAGCAGGCGGCGTGAACGGGGGCGCGGTGGGCATGACCGGCGCCGCCACCGGCACCCGCATTGGCGCCAGCTCCTGGCTCGCCGCCGGGGCGGTCGCCGCCGCGACGCTGAAGCCCTCGCCATACTCGCTGGGCGTGCCCGCCAGCCCCGGCGCGCCGACGATCTCCTCGGCCATGGCGCGGCGCAGGTCGGCATCGAGCAGCGTGAAGACCAGCCCCAGGTTGGCCTGTGACCAGGGCGCGTCGAGCGGGTCAATCAGCACGTCGGGCAGGCCTTGCGGCGAGGCGGAAGTCTTGAGCAGGTGGCGGCGGTTCTGGGCGTCGATGAACGGGCGCAGGAACAGCGCGAAGTGCTCCCGACCCGCGTCGTCGGTGGTCTTGCCCATCTCGGCGACGTTGCCGAACCAGGAGCTGGCCTCGTCGGTCGCAGCGCGGCCTGGGAGCTTGGCGCCGACGACCCCTAAGCCGCCTTCATCGGTCGCCTCCATCGCCAGTGCGGTGAACACGGGTCCCTCGACCAGATACGGGATCGACAGCGAGTTGTTGACGAACTGCTGGCCGCGTGACTGCCCGAAGCCGACATCGGCGCGGTTGTTCCCGCCCAGCTTGATCGAGCCGGACACCACGATGCCGCCGAAGGCTGGTTTCTCGCCGCCTATCTGTCCGGCGCCCCTGGCGTGGTCCATATGCTCCATGACCACGTTGGTCATGCTGGTCAGGCCGTCGTAGGCCACCCCGCCGACCAGCTCGAAGCCCTTGGTGCGATGCACGTCCTCGACCACCGCCAGCTCATTGACCGCGTGCAGCGTCTTGCACGGCGTGCAGTAGGTGGGGCCGACGAGGTGCCGCGCCGGTAGGTGCGCCAGCGCCTCGCCGGTGGCCTTGCAGCTGACGCGATAGAGCGTGGTGACGGGCGGGACGAGGTCGACCGCCGGGGAGGTTTCCCCCGTCTCGGCGTTGATCGAGCGTGGCCAGTAGCCCCGCGTGGCGAGATACAAGGTCTCGATGCCCAGCATCTCGGCACTCCTGGTGCGGGCGCGCCAGAAGCGGACCAGGCCCTGCTTCATCAGCTTCTGCAGCTCGGTCGGGATGGCGCCGCCGTCCCAGGAGTAGAGCAGCAGCACGCGGTGGTAGCTCTCCCAGAGGTAGCGGGCGAAGCTGGCGAGGAGGGACGTCTTCCCCGCTCCCGGCACGCCGAGGACCATGGTCGCGGTGAAGATGCGGCGGGGCGGAGACTCTACGATCAAAGTCGGGTCAGCCATCAGTACTTCCCCTTCAGGGCAATCGCGGCGTTGGCGATATGCACCGCCACACGCAGGTAACGCAGCGCGCTGGACTGGTCCGGCGAGGCCGGGGTCAGGTCGATGATCGCGTTGGCGAAGTCCTTCGCGGCGCTGCGCAGCTTCTCGTACGCGACCTGCTGGTCCGGCGTCGGCGGGTGGTACGTGAAGATCTCGGTGATGTCAGCGTGATTGAACGGCATGGGCGTCCTCTTCCTCTCTCACTCCAGTGAGCGTTTCCTGCAGCTGGGCGATCACCGCGTTGGCCTCCTCGACGCTGAGCCACTCGCCGGTGCGGACTTCCTCGGGCTTCCCCGCCAGGAACTGGTCGCGGAAGTAGCTGAGCGCGGCGACCAGGGTGCGGTAGGTCTTGCCCTCGGGGGCGTGAACCTCACGGGCTGGGGGCTGGCGCTCGGCCCGGCGGGCGGCGGCGATGCCCTCGACGTAGCCTGCCATGTAGGCGTCCTCCAACGTGGCGTGGGGCTGCTGAGTGACCCAGGCCTGGTACTCCGGCAGTGACTGCGCCTGATTCGAGCCGGAGGAGTAAGTCGGCTCGCCCAGCTCGTAGGTCGAGCGCGGCTCGTAGCGGCGGTCGGGTGCAGGCGCTGGGGCTGGGGCTGGCGGCGGCGGTGGTAGCGGCTTCCCCGCTCCGCACAGCTGACAGCCCTGGGTGAGCGGCCCGGCGTTGTCGGCGCCGCAGCTCGGGCAGCGCCACATGCCGATGTCGCCCAGGCCGGGCCCGCCGTAGTGACGGCTGCCGCCGACCGGGCTCATGGCGTGCGCCTCGTCGGCGTGCTGGTGGTCGGGACCGCGTGCAGCCGCTTGCCGATCTCGTCGATCGTCTGCTGGGCAACCTGCGTCTGGATGTCGCTGAGCAGGCGCATCACCCGCAGCGTCGCGTCATGCTCGCCTGGCGACTTGATCACCGCCTGCACGATCTCGGTGGCCCAGCGCTCGATGCGGTTGAAGTCTTCGTCTCGTATCGGTGCGGCCATTACTCCTCCTCCTCGACCGTCTCGGCCTGCTCGGGTAACAAGCCCCGCGCCACGGCCTGCACCCGCTCCGGCTCGTGGTGCGGCAGCCTCGCCTGGTAGCCGTTCGCCATCGGGTCGTCCCACCCGTTATGGCGGTGGCAGACCGGCACGAACTCACACTGATTGTCCTTGCCAAAGGGTCTGCACGCCCAGCTGCAGGGCACCAGGCGGTCGAGCGCGGCCTGGAACGTCGGACTCGACCAGGTGTGCCCCAGCTGCTGCAGCTGATACAACGTCCAGAGCGCCTCTTGCCAGCGGGTCTCCTCGCCCTCGAAGCCGCGCAGCAGCGACTTCAGCTGCTCGGCCTGCGGGTTCATGGGGCCGAGGATGAAGCAGATCTTGTCGAGGACACTCGGCGGCAGCATCCGGGTCCAGAACTCCCCCGGTGTCAGGTCTGGGTCTTGCCCTTGATACGCGCGCCAGGTCGGCCAGTCACTCTCCTCCAGCAGCCACACGCCCGCCCGCTTGTGCATCTTGGAGGCGTGCTTGGTCTCGCCCTCGGGGTTGACCCACTCGTAACTGGGGAGCCAGTCATCGCTGGCGAAGGGTGGGTTGCCAGGGCGGCGATACCCGTAGCAGAGCGGCGACTGCTGCTTCTTGCGCGGGTCGTCCGGCGTGTAGCGGTCACGCACCCTGCGGCCCTTGTTCAATCCCACGATGTAGATCTCGGTGACCTCGGTGCCCCACAGCTCGCGGGCGTCGACCGTGCCCAGGGCGAGCTGCGCGTCGGTCTCCCACTGCTCCGCCCAGGCCTCGGACTCCCAGCCGGTGGTCTTGCACTCGAAGTAGGCCAGGCTGTGGCCGCTGCGCCGCTCGGCCAGGAGGTCCGTGCGCAGCATGATCGCCTGGCCCTCGCCTAGCATATGCAAGCGTTCTTCCTCAACCCGCACGACTTTGTACTGCGCGTGCAGCCAGGGCAGGAACTTCAGCCGCAGCACCCAGGCCAGGCCCGCGACCAGCGCGCACTGCTCGACGATGGTCTCTTCTGTTTGTGGCCCGCCGAGGATGCCGCGGTAGCCGCGCGCGTCGACCCGCCCCAGGTAGTCGCGGGTAATGGCGCCGATCATCTCGCGCATCTCGACCAGGTCGGGCAGGCGGTCGAACCGCTGCAGGATGCGGGCGCAGGCTTCGAGGATCTGATGCACCGCGATCCCCGTGACCAGTGGCAGCGCCTCGCGGCGGGCGGTGAAGCCGTAGCCGGTCGGACCTGCGTGGTAGCCGAGATACCGCGCGCGGGGGCAGCGGGAGATGCCGACCTTGAAGCGGGAGCGGTCGGTGAGCCAGAGGTCGAGGGGGCTAGAGGTTGGCGCCAGGGTCGGTGTCGTCGTCGGGGTCGTCTCGTCGGACATGCTGCGCCTCCGTCGTCGTCCTGGTCTGCGTCTTCGTGGTGGTGGTCGAACGCCGCCGCCGCCGCCGGACAAAGCTATTGGGGGCCACGCCCAGCAGGTCCTCGATCGCGGTCGCGACGTCGAGACCGGGCTTGCGAGTGCCCTTCTCATACATCGCGATGGTGCTCTGGGTGACGCCGAGCTTGCTCGCCAGGGTGGCCTGTGACCACTTTCTGGCGAGACGCGCGGAGCGGAGGGTCGTCGGGGGTCGTGTGGGCACCAGCCGTCCTCCCGTCAAGCGCGAGGGGCGAGTCTGCCCCCCGCCGGGACCGAGGTCAAGTGAACCGCGTCGACCCATGCCGACCTGTCGCCCGAGTGCGTCCAGGGCCGCTAGGAGACGCTAAGCGGCGTGGACTTTCGCCTATGACTAGGGGTCATAAGCCGGGTGCGGTAGAGCTATCACACCAGGTCATATTTTTCATCACCAGGGGTGATACTGGCTGTCGGGGATCCCCTGACAACGCACTTTCTCTGTGCAAGTTAGGGCATGGGGTCGGGTGGGGCAGGCTGCCGGGCCATTCGGGGGGCTAAATAGGGGCCAGAAGGCGGCTCCGAGGCGCGGGAACGACACACGCCTCGGCGAGGGTTTCCCTCTGGTGCGCCTGACTTTCGTCAGTAGTTCACTGTAGGCGGGTCGCGTTACGCGGTGTACACCTTGGCGGTGCGCAGGTAGCCGTCGCCCTTGCGCTTGATGTAGCCGTAGCGCGACAGCGGCGGGATGGCGCGCATCTCGGCGGCGGTCACGCCGACGTTCAGCGGCGTCAGGGCGCTCTCGGTGTTGAAGCGGGCGAGCAGCGCGGCTGAGGCCGCACGCTGCGCCTTGATCTCCTGGGAGTAGTGCTTCTTGGACGCCTTCTTGTGGCGGGGCGTGACCGTGGGCTCCGGCGCATGTGCCTTCGGGGCGGTCTTCTTGCGTGGTCCCCGCGTGACTCGCAGGCGCCAGACGGCGCTGTGGCCGTGCCCGCTCATGTAGACGTCACGCATGTCGCCCAGGAGCTTGGTCAGCCAGCTGCGGCTCATCCCCTCCCCGTGTTCGGCGAGGATGTCCAGGAGCCGCGTCGACGAGAGCGGCCCGTCTGCGAGCGTGGTGCGGATCAGGGCCTCGCGGTCGACTTCCCCGCCGATCGCCCCGCCAGCAGCCTCCTGGGCCGGTCCTGCGCCATTCTGGTGCCCGTTGGTTGTGGCGCGCTGCTGCTTGCGCAGGGCGATGGCCTGGTCGAGCGCGCCTGGGAACAGCGGCGCCTTGTTACTCGCCGCCTGGTCGGTCATCTCCGCCGCCGCGAGGCGGAGCGCCTGGGCCCGGCGCTCCAGGTCTTCGGCCCGCGCGATCATCTGCTGTGTTGTCGGCATCGTCGTCGTCTCCTTCAGTGGGTGGTGGGGGTGGATGGGGCGGCGTTCACCCGCAGGCACATCCCGGCCAGTAGGCCGATATGCCAGTACAGGAATAGCCGCGGGGTGCGGTCGGCGCGGTCTGCGTCGCGATAGTAGCCATGCACGAGCTGCGCGAAGAGGCGAGAGTCATCCAACGCGAGCGCATCCCGAGTCGTGGCGAGCGCCTCGCGGTCCTCGTCGGTCAGGCTGGGGGTAGTTTCCGGCGTGGGCTCTAGTACCGCGGCATAGGCGATGCGGCGCAGTTCCTTCAGCTCGGCGACCAGCTGTCGGCAGACCGCCGCGCGCAGCACCACGGTGCCCTCGCCCTCGGGGGTGAGCTTCGCCAGCCACTCTAGGTCGACCAGGCTCATGCGCCGCCGCCTGCGGCCCGTGCCTCGAAGCGCTCAACGCGTAGCTTGTGGGCCTGGTCCCGCCGCTGCCCCTTGCGCTTCTTCGCGGCCTTGCGCGCCTCGGCCTGCTCCTGCTCCTCGTGGTGTTTCAGCGTCGTCCAGGTCACCAGCGCCTGGTCCGGCTCGTTGTGCTTCTTCACGTAGGCCTCCAGCGGCTCGGTCCCCCCGATCCCCTTGGCCTCGAAGCACGCGCCCAGCACCGCCAGGCTCACCGTCCCGACCCTCGGCAGCGCCAGCGCCGTCCAGGGCACCTCGTCATACAGCTGCTTGAGGCTCTTCACCGTGACCGCCGCGTTGACCCGCGCGCTGAGGTTCTTGGCCGCCATGAAGTTGTAGCAGCCCACGCGCGCCAGGTCGCCCCGCGTGAGCTTGTCACTCCCGAACTCGACCACCGCCGCGCGAGCGGTTTTCTGCAACTGCTCGACGGCTGTGCTGCCTAGGATCGAGGTGCTGAGATTCATACGCGTCTGCCCTCCTTCTTCGTCTTCGTGGTGGTGGTGGTCGTCGTCGTCGGCATGGCCTGCAGGCGTCGAGTCACTTGCTGGGGGCCGCACCGGGTGAGCGTCTCGAAGAACGTGCGCAGCGCGTCGCGGGCCGCGAGGGCCTCGGCGGCGGACTCGCACACCATGGTCCAGCTCACGCCGCGCCAACTGCGATACTGGCCGTTCGGCGCCATGATCATCGGCTGCACCCGCATCCGCACGGGCCCGGGGCGCACGGCGGCGTCCCGAATCGGTTTGTCGAGGTCGTCGATCTGCGAGAACTCACTGAGCATCGGTGTCGGCTCCCTTCCATCGTCTGGTCGTTTTCACGACGGCACCCTAGCCCAGCGGCTCCCGCCGTGTCAAGTTGTGGGATTGTTTTGTTGTGCAAACCGTCCCTAGATCTAGGGGTGTCGCACGAGGGCGTCACCACCTGGGGGGAGGCTTGATCTGGCCGGACGCGCTGCGATAGAAGCGGGGCTTCCCCAACCGGTGTGAGTTGGCGACCCCCTCGCCCCAACAGCAGGAGGGTCGCCAGAGCATCTAGGCTGGAACAACAGAGGAGGTCTTCATGTCTGCCACACGTCGCGCTGGAAGTCAAGCCCTGTCTGCCCCGACCATTCTCCTCACCGACGACTACCCTGACGAGCGCATCGACCCCATCCCCAGGATCATCCCGGCGGGTGGGATCTCACTCCTCGCAGGCGGGCCCAACGTCGGCAAGACGGCGCTGCTGGCTGGCATGATGCACGCGCTCAAGCACGGCCTGCCGATCTTCGGCCATCAACCCAACCCGGTCGAGGCGATCGGCATCGTCGCCGCCGACCGCAGCTGGAGCCGTGGCGCGGGCGAGTGGTTCCACCGGGCAGGCTACCCGGACATCCGCCACTACGCGATGGTCGACGACCGGCACTTCGACCCGAAGACCTTGCGCCGCAAGTTCGAGCGCACGGCCAGGCTCATGGAGATGGCCGACCGCCTGGCGCTGCCCAAGCACAGCCTCCTCCTGGTCGACCCGATCGGCTTGTTCTTGGGCGGCAATTTGAATGATTACGATTCGTGCGCCGTCGCCTGCCACGAGATCCGCGCCATGCTGCGCGACCGCACCTGGACGATCCTCGCCACGGCGCACTCGGCCAAGCTCAAGGCCGACAAGCGCGAGCGCTACCTGCGCCTGCAGGACCAGCTGCTGGGCTCAACCGCCATCGCCGGGTTCGCCGACACCCAGATGTACCTGGCCAGCCCCGAGGAGATCGCCAAGCCGTACTACGCCTTCCTCTGGCATCCCCACACCAGCCCAGCGGAGACGTTCTACTTGGAGCGCGACGAGCAGGGGCTGTTCGTGCCCTACAGCGGCGCGGACCAGGGCAACTGCACGCGCGTGCTGGCGCTCTTCCCCGAGGACGGCAGCGAGATCGAGCTGGCCGCGCTGCGCGAGCTGGCGGGGGGCATCCCGGTCAGCAAGACCACGCTCTACCGGGTGCTGGAGACGCTCCTTGAACGGGACCGGATCGTCAAGGTGCGGCACGGCGTCTACGCGCGGGTCATCCTGCACTGACTCTATGGGCAACCCATACGGCTTTTCCTGGGGGACGTGATCTGTGGGACTATGGCACCCAACCCCTTGTACGTACAAGAGATATTAAAAGTCCCATGTTTTTCTAGAAGTGGGACTTTGGGGCTTCAAAGTCCCATAGTCCCACAGAGTCCCAGTACATGCGGGACCAGATAACCTGTTGTACTGGTACAAGTTAGCCAGAAAGTCTCTCTCTTTTACCCCCTACGCGGGCTACACGGGGAACCCATGTACCGGACAGCCCGCGTCCCAGGACCTGGGCGGGCAGACGCACGGGCTCTCGACCGCCACGTTGACGGGCGCCTTCGGCTCGTAGGCAGGCATCACCCAGGCGCCCCCGAGGCGGCGCAGCGCCATGCGCTCCTCCCGCGTCGGCTGGGTATCGGGCGGGGTCAGCTCCTGGCGGCCTGCGCGCATCCCCGCTGGGTACAGCAGCAGCCCGACCACGAAGCAGGCGCGGCATCCCGGGCAGCGCAGCCGCTGGGTGAACGGGTTCCAGGTCATGCGGTTCTTGATGGCCGTGCGGCTGCTGCCGTGCCGGTTGTGGTCGTAGTCGGAGGAGATCGCCTGCCCACAGGCCGGGCACGCGCAGCTGAAGCGCTCGATGTGGGCGAAGACGCGGTCGAGAGGCGGCAGGTTCGGCACCTTCGGCATGACGGGCTCCGGTGAGGTGAGCTGGGTTAGTTACGCGATGGTCGGCGCTATGTACCGCAGGTACACAGGTACGTACGGTCGCCCCCTGTACGGTCGCCCCCTGTGTACCTGTGCCCCTGTGGGCTTGCGGCATGCGGCCTTGCGGCATGCGGCCTCAGCGGGCCAGCCAGAAAGACGCCAGCGCGAGCAGGCCGCCGACCACGACAGCCCCCGCCAGCAGCAGGATGAGGCAGCCCGCGCCTTCCGCGTCGGGGTGGATGTGGTCGTGGTCGCGGACACGCAGGCGGTCTGGTTTCATGACAGCTCCCTCTGTAGCTGGGCGACGAGGTCGGCGTGGCCCTGCGCCGCCTCCTCCCAGGTGCTGTAGCGCTGGGTGGGCTGCTCGTGCGCAGGCGCGCCGTCAGCGGTGAAGACCATCGTCTCGAAGACCAGCGGCGGGGCGTCAGGGTGCCATTGCAGGTTGTGGCCGATGAACACGGTCGAGACCTGATACGGCCCGACCTGGTCGAGCCCGACGCGCTGCTGCTCGGGCCGGTCGGGTCGCTCGATCCAGGCCGCCCAGGCCAGTGGGTCCTGGTCGGCGACCGGCGTGTGGCCGTCGAGGCGATAGAGCAGCGGCATCGCCCACAGGCGGGCCAGGTAGCCCTGCACCTCGACGCGCTTGACCGCGGCCGAGAGGCGTAGGTAGTAGCGGCGCACCAGCTTCCAGTGGCGCAGGCGAGCGGCCGTGCGGCCCGGCTGCTGGGCGTGCTTGACGCGGCGCGGGATGCGGGCGCGGCTCATGGGTTGGGCTCCCGCTTGCGGGGTGTCCAGTTCTCGGCGATCAGGCGCTGGCAGGGCTGGCACATCGCCGTGCCGTTGGCCTTGTAGCCGCAGTAGTGCTCGCAGGTGCGCCGCCCGCAGTTGCGGCACAGCCATGTCGCCACCTTGCAGGCGTGGCAGATCTTCGGCTCGGTGGACGTCATGGCGTACGCGCCCCTGGTCCCGGCCCCGGCGGCACGTCGCGCAGCCGTAGGTGCAGGTCAGGCCCGCGCTCGCGGATCGCCGCCGCGATGTCGGCCAGCCGGGCGTCGAGGGGGTGCAGCGGGACCAGGGTGACCACCGGGTGGCGGCGCGCCCGCCACTTGTCCCAGACGTCGTGGAGGCGCAGCCCCAGGGCGAGCAGGCCGGTCAGGAAGGCAATGAGCGAGAGGATCATGACAGCCCTCGGACGAACAGCCAGAGGGTCAGCACGACCAGGAGCAGGTCGACGAGCAGCTCGACGACGTCGCGGGTGCGGATCATGGGCGGTCTCCCGTGGGCTGCGGGTGGTCGAGGGGCGGCCGGGCGGCCAGGACCGCCACGAGCTGACGCGCCAGCTCGTGGAGGTCGGCCTCGGACAGGTCGAAGGTCAGGCGGTCGACCGTGAGGCGCGCCCCCGAGGGTCGACCGAGCAGGCGCCCCACTCGTACGCGGGCGTGGCGTGGGAGGCGGGCCATCAGCGGGGCCCTCCTGCTGGACGAATATCCACTTGGGGATATTCCGGTGCCCTGGGCGGCGTGCGGACCATGCGATACCCGGCATCGAACGCGCGCCGGGCGAACCACTGCATGCAGGCCACCGTGCAGAAGCGCTCCGGCCGGGCGCGGTCGACGCTGGCGGTGTAGCCCTGCCAGCGCTCGAAGACGCGGGCGACTACCCGGCCCCCCGGCCCCCAGGTGTCGCGCGTCTGGACCCGCAGCGGCTTGTTGCACTTCACACACCGCGGCCGCTCGCCCTCGGGGATACCGGTCACCTCGACGCGCTTGCTGGCGGCGACGCGGCGCAGCTCCGCGGTCGGCAGCGTCGTGCGCTCCTCGAAGCGCCAGCTGCCGTCGGGGTGAACCTCGGCGAGGTCCGCGGCCTCCGGGGCCTCCTCGCCGCGGGCCGCATACACGTAGAGCACCCGGTAGCGGGTGCCCTCCGCGCTGACGACGTGTTGCTCGGTCTTGAGCAGGCCTGGCTTCACAGGACCACCTCCCCTTCGGCCCCGCCGCGGGCGTGCAGGTAGCCGACGATGTAGGCGTAGGCCACCTGGTAGCGGTGCGTGCGGACGTGTTGCGGCGGGGTGGTCTTGGTGCGGACCAGGAAGTCGCCGTCATGGCTGATGTGCAGCACCTCGCCCGCCAGGCGCTGCAGGCGCTCGACGTCGCGCTGGTGGTGGTAGGCGGTGCGCTTGCTGGGGGGCAGCAGGGCTGAGGCGGCGATGCGGGCGGCCATCAGAGCACCGCCTTTCGCACGGGCTTCCTGATGCCGATCGCGACGTGCCGCCCGACGCCCTCCGCGGCCCAGTCGGGGATGAACCGCAGCGGGCTGCGGGCCTGGAGCTTCGGCATGCAGGCCGGGTGCGCCAGGACGCTCCAGGCCACACCGTCGGCGTCGTGCAGGACGTAGGCGAAGACGCCCGCGCCGTGGTGGCAGCGCAGGCACTTACGAGCGCGGGGACGGGCGGCCATCAGAGCACCTCCGGCAGCGGCCAGAGGCTGCGGGGGAAGCCCCAGCTCGCGCTGCCGTCGAGATACACCAGGTCGGTGGTGTGGTCCCAGACGGCCAGGATGCCCTCGCCCGAGCCCTCAGGCCGGGCGCTGACGGCGTCCTGGGCGCCGACGTCGGTCTCCGCCTCGGCGAGCAGGACGTCGAAGCGCGGGACGACCTCTTCGTCCGAGAGGGTGAGAGTCGGGTGGACCGAGTAGCGGGCCCGGCCGACGACGTGGGCGCCGTCGCTGGCAGGCGGCAGGCCCTGGGGGTCGAGCGCTCGCCCGGCGGCGAGCACCTGGTCACGGGTGAAGCGGCGCGCCATCAGAGCACCTCCGCCGGAAGGTCCGCGATGCACGCCTGCGCCAGGTCGGGGTAGCCGATCAGCCGGGCGACCTGCTTGATCGCCTCGACCGTGGCCGCGTTGTCGCCCAGGCTCAGCTCGTCGCCGCGCGCCAGCTCCTCGGCCGTGAGGTCCCCAGGAGCCGCGACGATGACCCCAGCGCGGGGCGCGGGCTCGCTGATGTATTGCGTGGTCGTGACGCCGTAGACCAGCCTACGGCCATCCTGGTGCTCCCTGACGTAGATCCTGGCCGTGCGGGGCGACTGGCGCTCGAACTCGCCCTGCCAGTGCTTGGCGATGGCGATGACCGGCCAGTCCACCTCGCGGATCATGACCGGGGGGCGGTCGGTGAGGGTGATCGTGCGCTCGGCGGGGGCGGCGGGGGTGCGGTTCATGGTCGTGTCTCCTGTGTCTGCTGTGGACGTGTGCCGGGTGAAACACAAAGCTGGGCGCCACAGGATTGTGGCGCCCAGCAGGTCGAGTCGTTGGTGTCAGCGTCGGGCGGCCTCGCCCTGGAGCTGCAGCGCCAGGCGCCAGGCGCGGCGTGCGGTGTGCAGCATGTCGCCGACCGCGCGGTCGACGTTCTGCCGCCAGTAGGCGGCGTTGGTGGCATCCACGCCCGCCTGGTCGGCGAGCTGCTGCCACTGGTCCGCCTGGTGCTGGTAGGCCAGCACCTGGCGCAGGTAGGTGATGGCGTGCTGGCCCTGGCGGCGCGCCACGGCGCGGGCTTCCCTCTCGCTCCAGGTGAGCTGCGGGCGGCGGTTCATGATGCCGCCTCGACCGAGAGCCCCTCGGCCTGGATGCCTTCGACGAGCTGGTCGAGCAGCCGCGGCTCGACGGCGAACGAGCGGCCGAGCCACTGCCAGGGCTCCAGGGCGACGTTCTCGTCGACCCAGTTGCGCGCGTCGGTGGTCTCGGGCGTGAGCAGCCAGACGCTGCCGTGGTTCTCGACGGTGAAGTCGGCGGGGGCGGCGCTCGGTGCCTGCACCGCCTGGCCCGTGGTGGCCTGGTGGCGCTCGACCCTGAACCCGCCGGTGATCAGCGCCTCGATCGTGAAGTGCTCGCCGCTCGGCACGCTGACGATGTAGGGGTCGCCGAGACCCTTCGGGAGCCGGACGTAGTCCAGGCCGTGGCCCGCCAGCCAGGCGCGCGTGGCGGCGTGGGTCAAGACGACGGGATAGAGCGGGATGGGCTGCGGGGACGAGCTGTGGTGCGTCATGGTCGTGTCTCCTCTGTGGTCGTGTGGGTGAAACGGTTACAGGCTGCGCAGCCAGGCGATCAGCGGCTCAGCGGCAGCGCGGGCGGCGTCCGGCTTGTTGCAGGCGAGGTAGGCGAACACCTTGGCGAGGCTGCGGGCGGCGTCTGTGCGGTCCATGTCGTGTCTCCTGCTGTGGGCGGCTGTGTCGGTGCCGCGGTCGAGGACTAGAGTCTACCATGCATATGCCCGAAGGTGTCAAGCATATGCATGGCAGGGGGCTGGCGCCGGTCAGCCGACCGGGTTGTAGGCCAGGACGTCATGGCCGTGGATGACGGTGTAGCTGGCGACGATGGCCCCAGCGCGCACCAGGCGGGCCAGGGCGTTGTAGACCTCGCGGCGGCGGCGGTTGCGGGTCAGGTCGCCCAGCCACTCCGGCAGCGCGCCCAGCTGGTCGAGGTAGTCGGTGACGCTGGCCGCGGTCAGGACCGGCTCCTTGCGGCCCACCACCTCGGCGAGGCGGTAGGTCTCGCGCAGGTAGCCGAGCACCAGCTGCTCGACGGCGACGCGCTCGCCATGGCGCTGGTCGGCAGCCGAGGGCGGCAGCGCGACGCTCGGCCGCACCGGCTCGGGCTCGACGACGGGCTCGACGGCCACGCCCAGGCGCTCGCCCTGCTCGGCGGTCATGACGAAGCTGCGCACCGCCTCGCGGCTCAGCTTCTGCAGCTGCGCGACCTGCTGGCTGATGGTCTGCCAGTCCCGGTAGTCGAGCGGCGGGGCGTCGAGGCGGGCGGCCAGGACGTGGACGAGGGCGAGGGCCTGGACGCGTAGGGGGGTCGATGTCTGGTGCTTCATGGTCGTGTCTCCTGTGGCTGCTGGGGGCGCCTGACCAGCCCGCCAGGCGTCATGCCTGGCGAGCGGGGGCGGCTGTGGTCAGAACACGCGGCGCAACACGGCGACCGCGTCGCGGAAGCTGTCGCCGTCCGCGGGATACACGGTCGAGATGCTGCTGTCGCTGTAGGGGGTGCCGAGCGGATGGACGTCGACCGCGAAGCCGTTCTGCTCAGTGGCGTACTCGCGCAGCACCTGCTCGGCGAACGCGCGCCCGACGAAGTAGGCCGGGATGTCGACACCCAGGACGCGCAGGGCGAAGAGCTGCTGCGCCTCGGTGAGCACCCCGCCGTCGGCGTGATACTCGGTCACCACGCCATCCCGGTCGAGGATGGCGGCCAGGCGGGTGCTCAGCACGGTGAGGTGCGCGCTGCGCTCGCGGCCGATCGCCTCGGCGGCCTCGCGGCTCTCGGCCTCGACGACGTAGCCGCTGGTGTAGACGTGGGCGTGGTTCTCGTCGGCGCGGGTGAAGGTCTGGACGAAGTTGAAGCTGTGCATGGTCGTGTCTCCTGTGTGGCTGCTGTTGACTGCTGCTGTTGACTGCTGTGGTGACCGGCTACCGGCCGCCGTTGCTGCCCTGCTCGACGACGCCCCGGTGCATCACGAGCAGGTCCTCGCCCACCTGGCGCAGGGCCTCCAGGCGCGCGTCCATCTCCGCCCGGGCGACGCGGTAGGCGCTCTCGCCGCCCGGCTGGACGTAGTAGTCGCGGCCGTGGACGGTGACCTGGCGCAGGGCGTCGACCGCCGCGATGACTGCGCTGTGCGCCGCTTCCAGCTCGCCGAGCAGGCTGCTGCGGCCGGTGCCGTTGCTGTGGATCGTCGGAATCATCATGGTCGGTGCCTCGTCAGGGGCGTTTGGTCGCCCGACGCCCTGGCTCGCGGGTGGCCAGGGCGTTTCGTACACCTACCGCCAGCTCTCGTGCCAGTCGCCGTGCGGCCCGTCGTGGCCCGCGTCCTTGCGGCAGGAGACGCCGACGCCGCCGGGCGCGCCGCAGACCTCGACCTGGCGCTCGGCGTCCATCTCGGCCTGGCGGGCGGCCAGCGTCGCGCGGATACGGTCGCCGACGCTGGCGGGGAGCGGTTGGCGCTCGACGGGCTCGGGCGCGACGACCGGCCCGGCCAGCAGCGCGAGCACCGCCACGGCCTGCGCCTCACTCAGGCCGTTGAGGCGCATGGACACCTCGACGTCGCCGTTGGGGCGGCTGTCGCCCTCCAGGCGCGCGACGGTCAGGACGCCGCTCTTGACCAGCTCGTTGATCGCGTTGGCCATGGGCTGCAGGCGGGCGACGACGGCCTTCTCGCGCAGCAGCTGGGCGTCGAGCTGCGCCTGGGCCGCCTTGGCCGAGGCTCGGGCCACGCGGTCCTCGCCGACGATGCGAATGAGCTGCCGGGCGATGTAGGTGACGTCGGCGACCTTGGTGAAGCGGTGAATGCCTGCGTGGCGGGCGCGGTCGGCGTAGCTGCCGCGGACCTCGACGCTGCGGACCTGGCGCAGGCTGTTGGTGTCGAGGTAGACGGCGATCGAGCTTCCGGGGAAGGACAGGCTGTTGCTGGAGGTGTTGACGGGCAGCGGCGCGAGCTGCTCACGCAGGGCGGCGATGTACTGGGCGGCGGTCAGGGTGCTGGCGGCGGGGGCGGACTGTCTGGTCATGTGCGTGTCTCCTGTAGCTGCTGTGAACGTGTCTCGAATGAACCGGTCTTCATTCTACTTGCATATGCTTTTCGGTGTCAAGGCCTATGCTTTCCCACACCACAATGGGGGGCCAGGCCTGGTGCCCAACCCCCCATGGGTGTCGACGCGGCTCTCCGCTCAGAAGGCGCGCGGGTGGCGCCTCGCGAAGGCCAGGTAGTGCGCCGCCCAGGTCCTGGCCGCGTCCCAGTCCTCACGCGGCAGCAGCCTCGCCTGGGCGTCACTCCCCGGCCGCCACTGGATCTTGGAGAGCAGCCGGTAGCCCCGCGACCACTGGCCCGAGTGCATGCGCGCCGCAACGTAGGCGAGCCCGATCAAGCGGTCGGCGTCCATCACTTCACCTTCTGGCCAGCGGCTTCGTTGAAGGACGCGGCGAGTTCCCGGCACTCCTCCGGGGTGAGCGCGACGGTGAGCTTGGTTTTCCCCCCACCGTGGTTGTACCGGATGACCGTGAGGATCGCTCCGCGCATGGCGTGGACGTTGATGATGACCTTGCGGTGGTTGCCGTCGATCGTGGAGACGAGGGCCATCACTTCACCTCCTGGCCGTCGAGCGTGTAGACCCGCACGTCGAGCTGCGTCTCGGCGGTCTTGCTGGCGAGCTTCCTGGCCAGGTCCAGCCTCCCGCACCAGCCGTGGCAGCCATGCACCGACGCCGCCGAGGCGGCCAGCGTCGCCGCCAGGCGCTCCTCGTGGCAGGCGATCTCCTGGCGCACCCGGGCCAGGTACTCCGGGTAGAGGCTGCGCTGCTCCTCGTAGATGGCCCTGAGGGGCCCACCGGCGACCACCGCGGCGTAGTCGCGCTCCTGCTCCAGGTAGTAGGCCAGCTCGCGAGCCAGGCGCGCTCGAATCCAGCTGGGCTTGCCGCCGCGGGCGACGACAATGTGGGAGTAGGTGCGGTCGGTCGACCGCGAGAAGACGCCGACGGGGGTCGTGACGACGAGCTTAGGCTTGGCCATGGGTCCAGCTCCTCAGAGAAGCGCCGCCGAGCGCCAGGCGCCCAGCGGCCGGGTTGACATACTCGCGCGTGAACAGCAGGCGCCAGCTGGCCTGGCCGCGACGGCTCCAGGCGCTGACGACCAGGCGCCCGTCTCGCGTCCAGACCTGGGCCAGGCGCACGCTGACGTGGGCAGGGACGGGCTTAGAGGCGGCCATCGACCACGTCCTTCCCGGCCAGGAAGCGGCGCCGAGCGGCCTTGGCGGCCGCCAGGGTGACGTATTCCAGCTCGAACTGCAGCTGCCAGGGGCCGGTCGCGCCGCGTACCCAGCCCGACAGGTAGGCGCGACCGCCCTCCGCCTCGACCAGCTCAGCCAGGCGCATGACCAGGGGCTTGCCGTCGTCGACCAGCTCGGCGGCCTTCACGAGCGCACCCCCGCCAGGTAGGCCGCGACGTTGCCGGGCGCCTCGACGACGCTGTACTCCCCGGTGCAGACGGCGACGTAGCCGTGGCCCAGGCCGCCGACGTGCCAGGCGCCATACCGGTCGCCCCGGCTCGCGTCGTGGAACCAGCCGAGCTTGGCGATCAGGGCGCGGATGGCCCGGATGTGGTTCGCCTCGCTGCCCAGGCTGTAGTCGTAGCCGACGGTCAGGCTCCCGGCCTCGCAGGACGCCTTGATCCGGGCGCCGCGGTGGTTGGTCGGACCGTGATACTTGGTCGAGATGGCTTGCATGGCGTGTGCTCCTCTGTGCCGACTGTGCTGGCGGCTCGTGTCCCGCGGCGCGCGTCGTGCCCGCCGCGTCGAGACCAGGACACTACCTTACTACCATATGCAAGTGGCTGTCAATACATATGCCTGTGCGCGACAAGCATAGGTCCAGACGCCCAGCACTCACAGCTCGACCACATACCTCGACCATCTCACCGTAAGTGAGGCAAAACTCGAGACCCCCGAAAACGCGCTGGCGCCACGAACGCAGGCTCGGTCGACCGAACCCCGCGGAAAACCGGCGGCGTCGCTCCTGAGGCATCCTCGTGGCTCCTAGGGCCTGTGGAAAAGTGACCTTTTTGCCTCACTTAGCCTGTGCATAACCTGTGGACGTGCCTGTGCAAAACGCATTACAGATTGTAATATCGCGGTATTCGCTCAGTGTTTCCGCGTGGTTTCGCCTGCTTTCGCCCCGTCTGGCCTTGCGGCTGGGCTGGCAGGGTTCAGCTGGCTGGCCAGCTCAGCTTGGTGTGCAGCTATGGCAACCGTTGCCATAGCTGGCCAGGTTGACGGCCGAGTCGCTTGGCGGGCGTTCGAGGGCGGCGTGGAGGGCGGTGTATCGAAGCCCAGCTCAGCAGGCGGCCCGTGGCCAGGCGCCAGCTCAGCCGTAGCGGCCAGCTCGACCGTAGCCAGCTCAGCCGTAGTCACAGCCGAGCTTCAACCTCGACCACAGCCACAGCCGGGCTTCAACCTCGACCGTTCCAGCTCGACCGGTCGGCGGCGCCTCGACGCGCGCGACCAGGCCCTGGCCCGCCTCGACGCCCTGGCACGCCGCTTGCCGCGAGCCGCGACAGCCTCAGTGTCTGATAAGAGTTATTATGTTAACTAGCAAGTCGTTGCAAACAAAGGACTTAGCCCTGCTGAGCTACGGATCTGGCCTCACTTTCGCCTCGCCAGGCGCTCGAACGGCCGCGGCGCCGCCCTCGACGAGGCGCCCGCGCGAGGCGTCCTGGCCCGCCAGCCCCCCAGCCCAGCCGCACACCAGCCCAGCAGCACACCAGCTCAGCCGGGCAGCAGCTCATCCGTTCCTACGGCTGGGCTTGTAGCTCGACCGCGGCCACGGCAGAGGTTGTAGCTCAGCCATTGTCCGCGGGCACCCGGCCCCAGCTCCTAGGAGCAGGCGCACCCGACTCCAGCTATATTTTTTTCACTAGAATTTTTCCCCTTGGGCAAGCCCACACGACCACATCTGGTCGTCTCGCCTTGCCTTGTGACCTCCCCTGTCACGCCTCCAGGCGCAGGGGGGACTAGACAAGCCTGCAGCTCTGCGTGGACGCTGGTCCCTCATGTTCAAGGCACTCACCTCCGCGCTCCTGCTCCGGCGCACCGTGGCCGCCCTCGACCGCATCGCGGCCACCCTCGACCGCCAGGCCGCCGCCCTCGACCGCCTGACCGACCGCTTCGCCCCCGCGCTCCCCCTCGACGACTCCACGGCCACCCGCGCCCGCATCCGCCGCGACACCGGCCTCAGCCACGTCGACCCCGACGACCTCGCGGCCGCCCTCGCCTACGTCACCCGCACCGAAGCCGACACCGGCCACACCCCCGACGAGGAGGAGATCATGCTGCACCTGGGCGACGAGCGCACCCGCGACCTCGCCGAGCGCCTGACCAGCCGCGAAGACGACCTCGCTCGCCTCGCGGAGGCCCGCCGATGACTCCAGCGATGTTCGAACGCCCACGCCGCGCATCTTCGAAGATCCTGCGGATGCGCCTGGAGGCCCGCCGATGACCCCCGACGACCCCAAGCACGCGCCGCCCTACGCCGTCCCGCCGGTCGACCGCGCCGAGGTCGCGCGCTTCCTGCGCGAGCAACCGCCGCTCGACGTCCCGCGGCGCCAGATTGACCGCCCGGTGCCGGGCCTGGTCGCCGCTGGCCTGCTGGGCGGCCGCATCGTCCGGCGCTTCGAGTAGGAGCCAGGCGCATGCCCAAGCCGCAGAAGCGCTCGCCGGTCGCCAAGGTCGCCCCACGCGCCCCACGACAGTCCACCGCGCTGACGTCCCAGGAACTCGACCTCTCGGACGCCGCGGTCGACCTCTTCACCCGCGCGGTCGGCGGGCGCCAGAAGCTCATGGCCACCCTCGCGGTCGCCGACACCGACGGCCACGTCGACAAGGTCATCAACTGCCTGCTCGACCCGGCCTACCAGGCCTGGCCCCTGCGCAAGATCTGCATCTACGCCGGGATCACCGTCGCCGACCTCTTCGCCAGCTACAAGCGCGCCCTCTTCGTCCAGGCGCACATCGACGCCGCGCACCGCATCATCACGCAGCTGCCGCCGGTGGTCGACGACGTCATGCGCCGCGCCGCCCCGCAGCCCATCCCCTGCCGCTGCCAGGCCGCCCCGCCACCACCGCCCGACAGCCCGCCCGCGAAACCCTGTCTTGACTGCGGCGGCACCGGCACCGTCATGACCGAGCCCAACGTCGAGCGCCAGAAGCTCGCCCTCCAGCTCGCGCACCTCATCGAGCCGCGCGCGGGTGTCATCGTCCAGCAGAACGCCATCGCCGCCGGGTCGACCGCCCTCGCCTCGACCGCCCCCGGCAGCCTCGAACAGCTGCAACAAGTGGTCGGCGACCTCCTCTTCACCCCTGGCCGCGTGCGCGCCGCCGCCCCCGGCGGCTCCGCCACCACCATCGACGTCACGCCCACGCCCCAGACTCCTGCTCCCCACGAGGCGACGCCATGACCAGCCCCGAGCCCGAAGACCCCGCGATGCTGAGCCCCTTCTCGCCTCAGCCCCGCGGCACCCGCGTCCGTATCCTCCCCGCCGACGAGTGGGACCGCCTGCTGCCGATCGAGCCCTTCGCCACCCGCGGCCTCCCCGACGACCCCGGCTGCTGGGCCGTCCTCGTGGTCGAGCAGGTCGGCCTCGACGGCGAACCGGTCATCGTCGGCACCTGCTCCCTCTTCACCGCCATGCACTGGGACGCCTGGTGGGTCGACGACACCCTCCCCGGCGGCACCCGCGGGGTCGTCCTGCGCCAGCTCCTCACCGCAGGCCTCCAGTCCTTCAAGGACGCCGACATCCAGCAGGTCTACTGCGGCGCCGAAGACGCCACCCCCGAGGTCGCGGCCCTCCTCGAACGCTTCCGCTTCACGCCCGCCGCGGGTCGGCTCTTCGTCCTCCAGGTCGCCGACGCCCCCGGGGCGCTCCGCCTCGGCTCACTACAGGAGGGACACTGACCATGCGCGCCAGGGACACCCCGAAAACAACCCCCCGCGTTTTCCCACCCTGTCCGTTGACAGGGACCCGAGGTTAGGTCTATGGGCGCCATGGCTTCAGCCTTTCAAGGACTCGCGGCCCCCGGCTCCGCCAGCCAGAAGGTCGGCCAGCTGGGCACCATGGGCCAGCAGGTCGGCGGCTTCGGCACCGGCAAGGGCGGCAACGGCCGCGGCGTCCCTGGCTTCCAACCCAAACGCCCCGGCCTGAACCAGGTCGCCGGACAGCTCGGCCAGCTCGGCCAGCAGGTCGCCCCGCAGCTCGCGGGCGCGGCCCAGGGCGCGCTGCCGGGCGTCCAAGGCGCAATGGGCGCCGCAGGCACCGCGCCCACCCCTGGTGTCCAGCCCCAGCCCGCCAGCGCCCCCGGCATCGCCCCCGGCATCG